AAAATATTTCGAATATTCAAGAGTTACAGAAAAAAGGAGGTCGTGTACAGTACACATGGCAAGGTCCAGATAGTCCAAATACTATTACTCTAAAAAGTAATTCAAGTAAACCAAACGTGGCAACTAAATACACTTGGGAATTAACTGGTTGGGATTATGATTCAAATCCAAAGGATTACAGTAGAATCACAGCATGGAGCTCTTCTAATACAAAAGGAGATGTTGAATTTGTAGAACCAAGTGCAGAAATTTCCTCACCGTTAAAATTAATTATAGACTCTAGTAATGGTAGTGAAGTAACAATAAGACTACATCAAAAACATTTAAACGTTGGTGTTAAATTAACAATTGAACCTAAAGACGGTCAACCAAGTACTTTACATATACCAGCATTTATAAGTGTAGGATAATAAACAAATGATTAGATTAACAAACAACGGATTAAATAGTGGTAATGTAGGTAAACTTGATAGTGCTATTTCATTTGAGACAACTACTGTAGCTGACGGTTATCGCTGGTCGTTAACAATACCTGATGGTAGTAAGATTAATGTTAGTAGTGGTCAAGGTAGTCAAGTTGTTTTCACACTAACAAATTACTTACAAGTAGAAGCTAAAAATAATGGTGATTATTTACTTACACTCACCCCAACAAAAGAAGTAAAACAAGGTGGTGATGCAGACCCAGGTACTGAAAAATTACCTGTAGAAGAGTTTTTATTTTCAATAGATTCTATAGTTGATGATAGAATACCTATTTATATACCATATGTTTCATCAATTACTGATATTAAAAATGATGAAATAAGTTTAAGTACTTCTTGGAATGAATTAAAAAATAAACTTAGTAGTCAAATTATAGAAGATAGATTAACACCAATAGATTTATTTCGTAATGCTACTATAACATATAATATAAACAATAAAAGAGATTTAAATACATTTTTACACTTTGGTGATGATAATATGTTACTCACTACTAATGTAAAAACTGATAGAGAAACCTTTGAAGACTCACCATTTTCAGCTGTATATAAATTATACGAACCTTTACCAGATGATATTGAAGAAAAAGATAAAGTATATATAGTTAAAGAAATTTTACCACAAGTAACAGAAACAGTAGAGTTAAAACCATACGACCAAGAAGATGAAGACGTGTTGGTATTAAGAGTACCTGATTCAGCTCAAGTAGATTCTCCAATTACAAAACGTTCAACTGAATTTAAAAATTATAATGATTTAGTTACGAGTGATGAAAGATTACAAAAAGAAATAGAAGATAAATTTTTAGCTGAAAAACCAAAAGAATTAAATATTGAGTATTCAAACTATGATAATTTTATTAATTTTTCATCTGCTAAAAAACGATTGGAGAACTTTAAATATAAAATTGAATTACTTGAATCATATACAGCTGAAAGTGCTTCATTAGTTAATATATCTAATTCTCAAAGAGACTTAACTATTGTTGATAATAAAATAAGAAACTTAAAAACTAACTTCGATGGTTACGAAAACTATCTTTATAATACAGAATCATCTTATGTTACAAGTTCAATAGGCGAGTTTCCAAATGCTAGTTGGCCTAAAACAGGTAGTGGTACTTATGATGACCCATTTGTACCAGTAAGCTCATCTAATTCAACATTTACAGATTGGTATGGTAGTATAGGTAGTAAAACTGGTCAACTGTATAGTGCTTCTTTATATGATATAGATAATCAAAATAGATTAGTAAATTTGTTACCAACACACGTAAAAGAAGATATTGAGAACAAACAATTTTTTGATTTTCTTGATATGATTGGTCAACAGTTTGACGAGATATGGTCATACACTACAGCAATGTCAGAAATTACAGATAGACAAAATGATTTATCTGAAGGCTTTTCTAAAGAGTTAGTTTTGAATATAGCAAAGTCTTTAGGTTGGACTCAGCAAGATGGTAAAGACTTATTAGATTTAAGTCAAATTGCTTTTGGCCAAAAACTTACTGGTTCGACTTATTCACTCTACACATCAGGTTCTTTAAGTTCACCACCTGAAGGTGATATATCAAAAGAGATTACAAAAAGATTAATAGCAAGTATGCCATACTTATTAAAAGCAAAAGGTACATTAGGTGCATTGAAGGGTGTATTGAATTGTTATGGTATACCAAGTAGTATACTACGTGTTAGAGAATACGGTGGTTTACAAAAACAAAATCAAAAAGCACAATTTGAAATAGCTAGAAAGTTTACAAGAGCGTTAAGATTTAAAGGTGCTCAATACGTTTTGACATCTTGGGATGATGATGATACTACGAATAGAAAACCAGATACTGTTGAGTTTAGATTTAGAGCAGTTTCGGGTTCAGACCAAATACTCGTACAAAAAGATACAGATTGGGCAATAAAATTAAAAGATAATAATTCTACTGATAATAAAGGTACTGTAGCATTCATGCTCACTGGTTCTTTTGGTTTACAAGAAATAAGTTCTTCTTTATTACCAATCTACGATGGTGAGTATCATTCTGTTATGTTGAGAAAAACTAAAATTGAACCTGAGTTATTTTTATTTCCCTCAATTGAAACCGCAAGTCTATTTAATCCACCTTTTATAAAAGGTATATCAAATGCAGAAAATGGTGATATACAAATAGTAAGTAGTTCTAATGTAGCTAAGTCTGGTACAAAAAGTTTGAGTCATATTAATACATCATATGACGGTTCTTCATTTTCAAAATTTTATAAAAAACCATCAAACGATATAACTGATAACATATCTGCAGCGAGTGTAAGTCAAGGTGAAACATTTATGTTTTCTGCATATGCAAAAGTTTCTTCGAGTGTAGTTGATTCTGTCGGTAGACTTAGTTTATTTGAATTAGATTCAAATGAAGAAATCGTTAATTGGGACCAAGAATTTGAATATAGTTTACAAGATGGTGGTATAAAATCATCTGAACAAGTCGGATTGAATGAAACAGAGTGGAAACAAATCGTTGTTGAAAAAACAATGAAGTTTCCAAATACTGCTAATTTGGGTGTACGATTTGAAAATCTAAAACCTCAAACAACCATTTTCTGGGATGATATATCGTTAAGAAAAGTTTCATCAAATACAGATTCTATAAATGATAATTTTAACTATGATTTATATGTTAAGAAATATGACTCTGGTGTAGATAGAATAGTACATTCTTCAAAATCAACACTTCATATTACAGGCTCAGCTTCTCAATCATACAACGCTTCGTGGACGGGTAGTGGTAATTTATATATAGGTGGTGACAATAGTGGTACAGCATCAGGTGTTTTCAATGCCGATAGATTTGGTGGTTCGATGATGGAGTTTAGATTGTTAAGTGAACCACTAAAAGAAGAGTCATTTAATCTTCACGTATCAAATCCAAAATCATACACTGGTAATACACCGTCTTCATCATATTATAATGTATCAAGAAGATTTTCGTTTGATGATAATAAAACATTATCAGACGGTGATAGCATCAGAGATGTAAAGGCAAACCAAACAACTACACAAACAGGTAGTGCTTTTGGTTTTGACGGTGAGAATACGTTTGAAAGTGTAGTAGATAAAACAAAAACAATTATACCTAATTCTGGTCCAAATCGTAGAAATGCCACTAAGATTAGAATTGAAAATAATTTTCTAAGTGGTAGTGGTGCATCATTAAGTATAAATGAGAGATATGATGTAAGTTCAAATGATTTTGCTCCTCTTGATTCACCAAAACTTGGTATTTATTTTTCACCCGTTGATGTTGTTAATGAAGATATAATTTCATCATTTGCTAATTTAGATTTTAATCAATACTTGGGTGACCCAAGAGATGTATTTGATGAAAGTTATTCTGGACTACGTGATATTTCAAAACAATACTTTCAGAAATACACATCTGGTAGTGCTACGTTTTGGGACTATATGCATATTATTAAATACTATGACCAATCTGTATTTAAACAGTTGAGAAAACTTGTACCTGCAAGAGCAAAATCTCAAATGGGTACATTGATTGAAGGTAATATATTTGAAAGGTCTAAATCACCAGTACAAAGAAATAATCCAACTGTAACTCAACCTTCGTACGAAGATAATATTAATATATCACGTTTTGTAGATACATCAGCATACGGTGAACAAGAACAAAGTGGTTCTATAATTACAATCGAAACTGAATATCCAAATTATACAGGTGAAATCGATAGTTCTGCAACTTTCAGAACACCATCTTTATATACATTGAATCAATCACTACACAAATATGTAAATGATGAAACTCTTTATATAAGCGGTTCTGCTAAATTTGGTGGACCAAATAAAGTATTTAGTGAGCCAACAGGTTCTATTATACTTGATAATAGAAAATCAGAACTTAATCAACAATATAAATTTTACTATACAAGTTCAGCACATTATGCACAGAGTCAATTAACATCACTTGATAGATATGTAAACTTCTATAGTTCTAAGTCTTTGGTAGAAACTGATTTAGACCCAGAATATCAACACGTTACTGCTCTAAATAATAGTTTTTATGAAGGTGTTAAAAACACAATATCAACAACAATTGATGGTGATTACCCTGTTGTTATCAGAGTTACATCACCAACAGTTGCAGTACCGACTGATTCTACTGATACAAACTTAAACGTCATAGATTCGGAGTAATTAAATTGTTAAAAAACTTAGAACATATATATTTATTAACAGTAAAGTTATATCAAATTTTAAATCTTGGAGATAAACAATGGGCTTTTTAGACAACTCGAGCATTACAGTAGATGCTATTTTAACAAAAAGAGGTAGGGAAATCTTATCACAAGGTGGTAATTTTAACATTACTAAGTTTGCACTTAGCGATGAAGAAATAGATTACACACTTTATGATGTAACACACCCAGACGGTACAGATTCGTATGGTGTAGCAATAGAGAATATGTCTTTATTAGAGGCAGCACCTAATAGAAAAGCATTCAATAGTTTTCTTGTAAATCAATCTTTAGCTGGTGTCAAAGTAAATGTTGCATCGTTAACTTATCCAGACACCCCCGCATTCTCAGAGATAGCACTTTCACCAACCACTGTTGGTGGAGCAGCAGAAAATTATGTATTTACAATAGAAAATACAAATATTGTAAAATTTAAAAGTGTACCATCACAACGAGTACATACAGCTAAAACTGTTACGTTGATAGCACAATCTATTAACCCAACGGCAACAACAACTGTTACAGTTCAAGGTGAAAATTCTAGTATAGTAAATGTAATCACTATATCTGTAAAGGCCGATGAAGGTAGCACAACACCTCCAGATGCACCACAAGACCCTGCTAATGGTGGTGGTACTGGTAATACTGGAGGTTCTGGAGGTTCTGGTGGTTCTGGTCAATACGAAGCACCTTAATTTTAAATTATAAGGAATAAAAATATGTCAATGTTTAAACCATTAACAGAAGATGATAAAGTATCTGATGTAGCTATAGTTACTTCGGGTGTTTTCCAAGACGGAGCATCAAGTATAACTACGTTTCATACATCATCTACACAATACACAAATACTGGTGACTACAATGTAGATTTATACAGATATGACCCAGCAACTAACTCATCAGCATCTGTTCAATTTGGTGTTGCTTATGGTCACGCAGAGGGTAGTGCATCTCTTGGTTTACCTGGTACAGCAGGTGATAGAACAACTGCAGCCGTATTCGGTCAGTTCAACAATATGATTAACCCACCTCAAACACAAAGATTTAAATTTAGTGGGTTAGATGATGTAAAACAATTTTATGCATTAACATTCAATAGAGCAAGAATTAGAGAATCATTAGAACCAGGTGGTTGGGAACTACATATTAATGACGGTAATCATACAGTTAAGTTGATTGATGATTCAAGCACTAATAAAGGTGGTAATACAGACCAAAGAAATTTCTCACCAGAGTATAACATTGTTAGTGGTACTCTCGTAGGTGGCACTACAATCAACACAACAGCTGCTGGTGAAGGTACAACAATTGGTTCATATGGTTTATTTTATCCAAGCTTAGGTAGTATGATATTTAATCCAATAAGATTACAAAATGCACCATTGAATTTAATTACAAAAAGTGGTTCTAATAGTGATGATAGAAATGCTAGACTTTTTTCAAATGCTGTTAAAGAAGGTGCATACTTCTCAGCAAAAAGACAAGAAGAAATAACATCAAGACATTTCTTCGTAAGAGCTACAGCAAAAGAGTTTAATAGTACAACAAATGAAACTTTTTATACAGAGTCGGTATCAGGTGTAAAAAGAGTTGTACCTGGATTACAAAAAGACCCTAAGACATTCATAACAACTGTCGGTATGTATAATGCTGATAATGAATTGTTAGCTATAGCAAAATTAAGTAAACCAATCATCAAATCAAAATCAAGAGAAGCTCTTATAAAAGTTAAACTTGATTTCTAAAAGGGGTAAAAAATGTCATTCAAGAAAAATCTTGAACCAGAAGATATTTTAATATCCTCATTTGAAACACATAAAACATTTGCTTTAACAGAGGCTGATAGTGGTAGTGGTGTTTATGCTATAAATTTAGTTAAGCCTACTGATTCAAATCTTCACGACTTTGATATTAGTTCAGCAACTACTAAAACAATTTCTTCTAGTGTGTTTTATAGTGTACCAACATATCAAACTATTTATAAATTATATTATAGAGATATAACACAAATGAGAGGTAGTATCGATTATATTCGAGGTGTACCTTCAGCTTCAGATGCAGTTTTATCATATACATATACTGAACCATTATCCACTTTAGATAACTCTACAAGAAGAAGAACATATAGTTTACGTAGACCATATACAAGACAACTACACGATACAGCTAACGTTATTTCAATATCACAAAAACTATACGGTGAAAGAGTAAGACCGGGTTCTGTCACTATTACAGACAATAGTACCGACTCAACTATTATATTAAAAGATGACGGTAGAGGTAATTTATACGATACAGACTTTTCTTCAAGCTACGCAAACAAAGCAGTTACAGCTCAGGGTAGTGGTAGTGTAGTAGGTAACTTTTTTTATAATGATGGTCTAGCTGTAGTAACAAACACAGGGTCATACAAAGATATAAGTACTGGTAATGGTTCTGATGGATTCACTATAGAATTTGATTCAACTCAAACTATATATGAACGAGAGTATGTATGTAGAGTAGATGAAAATGATTTTCAACACACTAATAACAAAAGTATAAAACAAGGTTTCAGTAGTAGTGTAGCGATAGAAGGTTTTCAGCATTCATTAGAAGGTCATAGTATATATGATACCTTCAATTATAATGTTGTTGGTTATTCAACAAGTTCTTGGAGTACTTCTGGATATGAAATTGGTACACAACTTATAGGTGAGGCCTCTCATTCAAACTTTGCCACATATGTCACAAATATTGGTTTATATAATGACCAAAACGAACTACTAGCTCTAGGTAAATTAGCAAAACCAGTTAAAAACGACAAAGAAATGTCACTTGCATTTGTTGTGAGATTCGACACAAACTAACCCACTATTTCGCAATATATATTATATTTATGTATAGGTAGAAGTCTAATCGACTTTTAACCTATATAACTAAACGAGGAGATTTACATTGCGTAAATTTTTATTAAGTTTAATATTGTTGATGAGTTTTTCTTATACTCAAACACCAATAATTAGACTTATGCAATCAAGAGAATATAAAACACCTAAGTTTTGGTGGAGAGACTCAGAAACCTTTAAACTAAGAGGTTACTTGGCAGATGACACTACCGGTATGAACACATCTAATGCCGCAGTAGGTGTTGCATATAAGAACAATAACTTCGATGCCTGGAGAGATTCAGTAATGACTTTAGCTGTTACTCTTGATGATAACGGAGCTAGTGTTACTGCCTTTCGTTTAGATTTAGCTTTCGACAATGATTTATTTACTTGGGGACACGACTCAACTCACGTTGAAAAAGGAGCTTACATTTCAGGTTGGACAGAAGGTGATAGTTCAGCCGGAGCACATTATTCATACGAAGTCGTCAGATATGAGAATGTGGGATATACCGATTCATTAGCTGACGCAGATGATGAACTATCCGTTACTGATACAAGATATGATTGGTTGAGAATAACAATGGTATCTCACAATGGTAATGTGAAAACTTTTGGTAATGGTAACGGTACACAAACAGAGTTATTGAAATTACATTTTAAGGTCAATGATGTAGCTGATAACTTTGCTCCGAAAGCTTTTAGAGTTGCTACAAAATATGATGGTAGTATAGGGTATTACACATACGTTACAAACGGTCTTTATGGTTCTAATTACAAAGTTTACATTGATGGTAACACTGGTACAGAACAAGTTGGTATAGGTGGAGCTAGAGGTGATATAACACTACACCCAAAACTACTAGATGTTGAAGGATACTTCAGATATGCTCAAGGTAAAGATAGAGCTCTTGGAGCGGCTTGGAGTGCACCAGCGGAGAATACATATCCATATTGGAAAGTAAAATTTGAGTTAGACCACAATGAAGCTAACTTCAGTCCAAGAATAACTAACTGGTTAAACTTTGAGACTACTACAAACGAAGCTAATTTAGTTGATGAGGATAATTCTGATGATATTATCGGAGACCACACAGCAACATTTTATTATGATAACAAATCAACAACTGCTTTACAAGCATTACCCAAAGAGGGATTTCTTGGTATAAGTTATTATGATTCTACTTATACCGATGATAAAGGATATTATAATATTCAGTTACCAAGAAACAATAGATATCGTATATCATTTTGGCCACCCGATGCAAGTGATAATATTGAAGCACATACACAACTTGAGTTAGACAGAACGGCTATTACAAATGCTAATGATGCTATAGCTTCATTCAATTTCCAATCAGGTAAACATCATAACTACAATAGTGGTGGTGGTCGAATAGATACTTTAACAGCTATCGAATATTTAGTTGGTGATGTTGATGGTGACGATGTGTATCAGTTAAACGACACTTATATTTTATGGGCTTATGTTTCAGGTATCTTAAACAACTATACTCATCATAATGGAAATTCTTACGAAGATTGGGCGACTATCGAGGTTTTTAAAGAAAGTGGTAATGCTAATGATTACACTTATTATCAAACGGTGAACGGACAATCACGACCACAAAAATATGAGTTCACGGTATATTGGGATGAGACCACAACAGCAGAATCAGGTACAGCTGGTGATAGAAGTTCGGGTGATAATAATGGTTTTAAATCTCCAACCACAACAACAAGAGCTTTAGCCACAAATCAAAAGGCTTTAACATTTGGTCAGATAGAAACTATCAACCCTCTGATGGATGACCATCAAACAGGACTAGATACACTTCACTTAATATTAGGTGGTGGATATTCTTCGTGGCATAAAGATAGATTATATGAAAGAACTGGTCAAGTAGGTAACCCAGATTACTTGATACCAGACATTGGATATTACTTTACAGGTGACATAAACAATACGGGTACGAAAGTATCAGAGAGTGGAGGAGATGGTTATCAAAATGATATAGCCTCCAATATAATGTTTCATAGATGGAAAGGTGGTAGTGCTCCTTCTAATTATGTAAACAAAGTAATTACGAACAATCAATCAATAAATCCTGACGTAACTTTATCGTTACCTGCTGATTCAACCGTACGAGTTCAATCTGGTAATCAAATAGAAGTTCCTTTGACTATCACACCAATAGACGAAGTTTTGTTAGCAGGATTTGAATTTGAAGTTGAGTATAAAGAAGACGAGTTAAAATTTATAGATATGAAAACTGACGTTCTACCAGGCCCTTGGATGACGTATGTAAATGTTCACGAAGCAGTAGATGGTTGGAGAAAAGTATCATTTGGAGGTGTTGATTATTCACCTAGTAATAAACCTGAAACGTATTGGATTGACAAAGAGATTACAGGGTTGAATTTATTATTCGAAGCTGATTTTCCTGATAGAGAGTGGACAACAGCTCCAATAAGATTTACTGGTAAGTATTCAGCAGGTACACCAGCGGGTAGAGACTTATTGATGAAACGAAATGACGGACAAGTATTAGTATGGAATAAGTATTGGGCATTCGGAGGTTCAGAACCAGATGGTGATGGTATTACTTACAACTATCCGAATCCATTCAAAGAAAATACTACATTCCAATTCTATCTACCCCAATCAAAAGATGTAAAATTATATATCTTAAATTCAATAGGACAGAAGGTAGGGACATTACTAAATGAACACGTAATGGCTGGATTACATACTTTTGATTTTACAAACGAACCAAGTGTTTGGATACCAGAGATGAGCGTATATGAAAATCATCAAAAACTTGAACCAGGTGTTTATATATTTGTAATGCAAACAAACAATAAAATAAAAGCAAATAAATTTACGGTGGTGAAATAATGAATGAAGGACAATTCTTTTTAGCAGTAGCACTGATGTTACCAGCATTATATTATACGATGAAACTTATTGTTTGGTTTTCAGAAAAAATGGAAGAAAAACGTGAAAAAAAATAAATTTTGGATATTATTCAGTTTAGCGATATTATTATCGTTAAGTAGTCAACTATTAGCACAAGCAAATAGAATACTTACGTTAGCACCAACTGCTCAAGTAAGTTCTATTGGTAATGTAATGTTACCAATGATGAATCCAGCTCGTAATCTTTTTGATAAAGACCATTTCAGTTTTAGTAGAGTGAATTGGATGACGAGTATTGTTAATGATATGAACTACAACTATATAAGAGTTGAACGTCAACAATATGGAATTGATGTTTTGTTTTTTAATTATGGAGAACAGAATCAAGCTGATGAATACGGAATAATTTTAGGACAATTTACTCCTTTGAGTTCTGTATGGGGATTCAATTGGGGAGGTAAAGCTCCAGGAACAGCTTTTGGAGGTTTGATAAAAGATTATTATTGGGGTATTGAAAGTAAGATAGTACATCACGATTTATTCTCAGAAAAAGCCACAGGATTAATACTCGGATTAGGATGGTATTTTCCTAAAGTATATAAAGATTTAGATTTAGATGTCATGGTTCGTAACTTTGGATTTGCACCTAAGTTTGGTGAATACAAATCAGAACTACCTACAAGTGTAAATGTAGCTGGAACATACCCATATAAAGAATGGATGTTTTATGGTCAATTTAATAGAATGAAAAAACATCAAACATTTGGTATAGGAACAGGTTACAATTATAAAAATATGTTATGGGGAAAAACTGGATATTACATAGATAATATGCACAAATTAACCTACCCTACATTTGGATTAGATTTTAAATATGATAAGTATCTTATTGGTATGAGTTATATTTATGGAGACAAGACGTTACCATTAAGTAACACAATTAGATTAACAATAAACTTGGAGTTTTAATATGAAAAATTATCAAGATAACTGCGAATGCGGTTGTTGTAATTAAGGAGATAAGTTATGGCAAAAAATATAGTCGATGCTGAAGCAGCAGTAGAAGAAATAAAAAATAAAAAGTTTGGATTATCAATCCAAAATATCATAGCACTTGTAACTGTATTATCAACTGGTATTGCTGGTTGGTATTCGTTTACTGGTCGTATTGATGGATTAGAAGAAGTTGTAGAGGGTTTCGCGGAAGCAAGTGATATTGAATTAGTAACATCTAAGTTAGATGGGTATGATGAGGATATTAAATATCTTCGTGATAAACTTGATAACTTAAAAACACCTAAAGTTAAATCTTATGATAAAGATGTAGCTAACTTAAACAATGAAATCAAAAATCTAAAAAGAGAAATCAAGAAGCTAGAAGAACTACTTAAAGACCCTTTATCAGATTTTAGATAGGAGATATATGGGAATATTAGAACTCATAACCGGTTTAATTATCGGCATTTCGATTGGTAGTTTCGACAGAGAACCTGTCATACCAAACGATAGTACAAGAGTTTCTCAAGCGTACTACAACGTATATTATGATGTACATTTTAGAAACTCATACTCAGACCTATATTGGAACAAAAACTATAGGGATTATTACTATGGTGTAAATTATTATGTAGACACACCTAAATATGTTTACATCAAACCAAAGAAAAAAAGAAGTGGTGAATATCGTAGAGGTAATAACAAAGGTGGTCACAAAGGTGGTAAAAGTAGAGGTGGTAGAAGAACCACGAGGAGAGAATAATGAAAAATAATAAAAAGTTTTGGATACTATTTGCTATAATAATAGCGTTATCTGTAGGTACACAATTAGTAGCACAAGATGTTAAAGAAACTACAGGTGAGAAAGTAGTAAAAACAATTCAAGATTGGGATTTTAAAAAGTATGAAGCGGCTCATAAAAGGGCACATATGAAAATGAATCAGAAACAAGGTGTTCGAAATAAACAAATAGTGGTAAGACAAGCTCGTCAGAAGATGAGAACACGTCGTATGATTCATACATTAGTTGTTGCAGGTGTTTCATATTACATCGGATATAAAGTCGGTGAAGATTCTTGGAAAGATAAGAAAAAAGATGGTGGTAAAAAACCAATTATATGGAGAGACAAATGATTAAAATATTACCTTTACTATTAGTATTCTTTGGTTGTGCTGCATCAGTATCAACAGAACAATACGTTGGTGAATATGAAAAACAAAAATCATTAGATGAGATTGAAGTAACAAAAGTTGATGGATTGAAACTTTATGATTTGAAGTTTAATAAAGAGTTAGAAGAAAGATACCCTGAACTAGCTGAGAAGAGAGTTTCTATGGGTCTTGTTCAAGAACTTCAAAATGTAATCTCTTATGTTGGTAGATTTAATTTAGTTGAAGCTGAAAGAGATATGCAACTTTTAATTATGAATGATTTAAAAGCTAACAAAGCCAAGATTACAAAAGCAAAGTATTCTGCTAGTGTAAGTATTTATGACTTTGGTGTAAATCTAAAAGAAGAAATCAAAGCTGGTAAAGTTGAAACAATCAACGAAACATTTGTTGGTATACAAGTAAAACTCATCAACAATGAAAACACACAATATGTTGTAGGTAGTGGAAGAGGAACTGCTTCAACCATAGGTAAAGGATTTTTAATGAATCCAAATATGGATTGGAATCAAAGTTCACTTAGTTCTGCATCAAATAAAGCTATGGAGACAGCCGTAGTCAATGTTATAAAAGCTATTGACAAACGAGGTTGGTAATATGAATGAGGCAGAGGTTATTTAGTTTTTTATTTTTATTGAGTAGTATCTCTGCCCAATCATTCTTTTATAGTTATGTAGACCCTTGTGAACAAACCGTTATTAGAACAAACACCGTTATAGGTGGTGATGGTCAACAAGGATTTCAAGTTACTTATTACAATCGTACTAAGTTTTTTACATTACAAGAAGTATTAGAAGGTCAGTTAGAATCTTGGACTGAAAAAGTTTATAATGATTTTGAAAGACTTTTTCCGTGTGCCGTTAAAGTAGCTGAAGAAATATTATCTTCAGTCATTGCTGATAACGTTACTGAACAATTTAGTAAAAGTGATATTAGTAATGACCCAACTCAGGTTAACTATGCTATTCGTTCTACACAAGGAGAAGATAGATGGATAACTCAGTTTAATAGTGTTTATACCGCTACATCATTTGATGGTAGTAGTAGACACGATGGTAACTTTAACTTTACAAATGATTTCAGAAAAACATCTTTGACGTATGGACGAGGATTCAGATTTAAAGCTAAAAAACAAAGTTTACAATTATCATCAAGTGGATTGACTTATAAAACGTTTGAAGGTTGGGATTGGTTGTTAAGTGCTTCAGCAGCTAAATCACTTGTTAAAAGTAACCCTGAAGCTGCAGTATTGACAATGAGTTATGGTAGAGTAAGTGGTGTTGGATTTGGAAATGTAACAGGAATGTACGCTATTAGATATCCTGCCAAATTTAATTTTGGTGAGGTAACATTTTCAAGTTATATAGCATATACTCTACTGCGATATTATGAAGGAAATATTGAAGGTGGTCGATATTTATTCTTGAGAAGTCCTATAATCTTCTTCCCTACTATTTCATTTGATTGGAGAGTAGGTACAGCATTTACATTTAATGTGGGTATATCAATGGGGTACAATACAGTTGTAAATGATTATGGGGATAGAAACAAAACATTTTCAGTATTATTTGGGACTTATTTTTAGGAGACAAAAATGAAACGTAGATTCTTAATTTTCTTACTACTAGGATTCGCTATGATGGAAATAGCATCAGGTCAAGGTGAGATAATGCGTTCAAGATTAGAACGTGATAAAGAACGTGAAAAAAAATTACAAGAACAAAAAGAATCTGCACTACCACAACCAGCTATATTAGGTGAGGACTTGATTGTACCAACACTAAAGATTAGTGAGTTTGTAAGAGTAGCAGATAGAGTTGGTATACAAGACGACAGAGTAACAATGGGAGTTCGTCAGTTGTTAGAAGAAACATTTTCTGAAAGTAAATATAACCTAGTAGCTGATGACAATGCTAATTTTGTTGTGACAGCAGAAATCGTTTATGTCGGTAGACCTGATGAGGCTTTTAGTATTATAGGTATATTTAATCGTAGAAAAACAGAAACAGAAGTTCGTATGAACGTGATGGTCCAAGAAGTAGCTACAGGTAGAGTGATGACAGGACGAGGTACAGGTACAATACAGACAAACATTACAGCAACAGCTTTACAAATAGAAGAGAGTTTACCTTTTAATCAAAGTGAACTAGGAGGAGCTGTAAGAAAAGCAATTGATATAGCAACAAAAGATTTAAAATGATAAAACATTTAAAAGAAAATAACATTGGGTATTGGTCACATTGGTTGAGAGCAATGAAATTGAGTGGAGCTCTTTTTATTCACGCTTGGTTACCTGATGTCTTAAAAGATTATGCAAGTAAGGAGTTATCAAAATGAAAAAAAGTTACGTAATAGGTATAAACTTAATAAACATAATTACAGTTTTAACAATAATAGGTGTTCGTTACTTTTATGCTAAACAAGAAGTTGATTTTCTTAAAAGTGATAGTGATAGACAAGAACAATTAATAGTCACAAATGAAAGTTCTATAGATAGTTTATCAACTATAACAAAAAAATTACAAAAAGATAATGATACTCAAGATAAAAAATTTAAAACATTATCTAAAGATTTATATGACATAGTTCGTTGGAGTAAAGAATACGAACAAAAAATACAGAATCTTCAAGACACGTTAGAGTTAATGCGATTAGAGTTATTAAGTGTTGAAGCTTCTACAGTTCCTTTTTTAAAAGAATTTGGGACTCAAGATAGTTATATAAAAGTCTTTGGTAGAACTGGTCTTCGTATAAAAGACAATAAAGTCGTACAATCTGAAACAATAGCCGACTTTGAAGGAGAACTTAATTTAGGACCTCCTTCGATAGAGAAATTAGATAGATATGAATTTCAAGCTATTTACCCAGATAATGAATTTTTGAATTTGAAAATAAAAGGTGGTAAAAGTGAGGTGATTAAAATCAAACCACCAAGAAATCAAATTTCAATAGGACCTATGTTAGGTGTAACATATAATCAAATAACAGGTTTAACAGAACCAATATGGGGTATAGGTATTACTTATAATCTCATAAAACTTTGGGATTGGAAATAGAATGGCTTTCAAAGATATTTTTAAAGATGAAAATGAGTTTAATGAAAAAACAATTATAGGATTTTTATCATTTACAATTATGGGTATGTATAGTGCAGTAGATTTAGTTACTGGTTATATGGGTTTAGATTTACCTATAAATGATTTTGTTTATAATAGTTTTTTATATATAACACTTGGTTGTTTTGGAATAGCTGGTGTTGAAAAAGTTATGGGAGGAAAAGATGCCAAGTAAAGAAGCTAAAAATAGAAAAAAGAAAAAAGCGGCATTAAACGAAAAATGGGCTACTGAAGGTAGAACAGCTAAACAACACAAAAAGTGGTTAGCTAAACAAGCAGAAAAAGGACCTCAATTTCCAGTATATGGTAGAAGATGATACGAGTAAAGTTTACATCAAGTGGTCAACAAATTTCTAAAGTATGTAATCATTGTGGCTGTCATATTGATGACTTAGCTGTAGAAGATATTATGGTAAAAAAACCTTCTGATTTAACTATAAAAGACAAAGACGGGAATGAAATAACAAGAACAGAATTACCTGAAGAATTAAAAAATTGTTCTTGTGAGATATGTAATGATTAAATTAAAACAAATAATAGAAAGTAAAGATTCAAAAGACGCAGCTGGTATAGCTTACTTTTATAATAATACTTTGCTTTGTTGTTTAAGCACTGAAGGTTTGTGGGGTATACCTAAAGGTCATATTCATATCGATGAAACACCTGAAGAAGGTGCTTACAGAGAGTTTTCTGAAGAGACTCAAATCATACTTAATAAACCAATTAAATTTTCACATAAATCACCTAAAAACAAAGGTGGTCAATTTCACGTTTTTATGTGTAAAGGTGATAAACAATTTGTACCCCGTATAAATCACGAACATACTGATTGGGGTTATTTTCCTATAGATGAATTACCAAAACCATTTGATAAAAGAGTTATTAAAGTAATAAACAATATAGATGAGGCATCACGAACTGCGAATATAAAAGGTCTAAAAGGTGCCACAGGTTTTATTAAACCAGAGGAATGGGAAGCAAAAAAGAAATCATTAAAAAAATCAATAGAAAACACAACAGGTTATCTGTTATTGGAAAGAATTGACTTTTTAGATACAGCTGAAAAATTGGTAAAAAAATATCGATTAAAATCAAAAGTAAGATTTACAAGTGGTAATAATATGGCAGATTATGATTGGATAACCGACACTATAAATTTAAGAAAAAGTTATTCGAGTGTCAAAGAATTTTTAATAACAGTTTTACACGAAATTAAACACGCATTAGATAGAAAGAAAATGGGTGCTAAAAAATATGAGAAGTTTTATACTGTAGCAGGTGAACTAGCTGTACAAAAAGGTGGTGACTTTCACGATGATAATAAGTTTGAAGAGATAGCTGAAAAGTGGGGTAAGAGAGAATATCGTAAATGGAAAAATAAAATAATAGAGGTGGTTACGGAAAGTAGTTCTAATAATAATAGTTATTCAGCAGATGGTGGTGAACCAGATACAGGATTTCTATCTACAGGATTACCTAGAATTTTAGGTATTAGTGATAATAAACCAGAACCTTGGTTTGAAAAAGGTGGTTATACACAAGAAGATTTTCCACAAGCTGATAACATTTATGACGATAAAGATGAAAAGACACCTATAGTACAAGTAATTAAAAAAATTATAAATACAAGTGATAAATATGAAGGTTTTGAAGACGAAGTAGCTAGTTGGGATAAGTATGGTTATAAAGATTTTTCACTCGACTATGAAAAGTAGAAAAATAAAATGTAATTTGATGTTTTACAATTATAATTATAATAGACTATTTTATAAAAGTAAAAGAGAAGAATATATAGATGAAACCTCGTTCGGCAAAGAATAAAGGTAAACGGTTACAGAATGACGTTAGAGATTTAATCCTCGAGAAATTTGAAACATTAGAACAAGATGATGTTCGTTCTATTACTATGGGTGATAGTGGAGAAGATATTCTTTTATCACCAGCTGCAAGAAAACTATTTCCTTTCTCAGTAGAATGTAAAAATCAAGAAAAACTAAATATCTGGTCTTCATTAGAACAAGCAGAAAATAATAGTGGTGTTCACACACCATTGTTGATATTTAAAAGAAACAGAACTAAAACATATGCTGTTTTAGAATTTGACAAGTTATTAGAATTATTAAATGAATCAAAATAAAATTGTAAATCTTATTAACAGAGTTCTTAGTAGTAATGGAACTAAGTTAAAAAAAGAAAATGAGTTTATGTATTGGAGTCCTTTCGTATCTCATCATAAACAAAAGTTACAGATTAATATTAAGAATCAAAATTGGCATTGTTGGGTATCTAATACAGGTGGTCGTACATTGTTTCAGTTATTTAAAAAAGTCAATGCTTCACATCAACATTTTGAAGAACTTAATGAATTAGTCGGTGATTCATATAAATATAAAAAAGAAGATAGAAAAAAAACTGAAGTAGTAGAATTACCAAAAGAGTTTAAACCACTATGGAATGGTAATGATAGTATTGTTAAAAGACATGCATTAAGTTATCTATATAAAAGAAACATAACAGATGAAGATATTTTAAAATATAACATTGGTTATTGTGATTCGGGTTTATATTCTAATCGTATTATCATTCCATCATATGATTTAGATGGTACGTTAAATTTTTTTGTAGGTAGAGACTTTTATAGTAGTAAGATGAAATATCGTAATTCACCTACTTCTAAAGATATTATTGGATTTGATTTATTTATTAATTGGGATGAACCACTTATATTATGTGAGGGTGTGTTTGATGCTATGGCATTTAAAAGAAATGCAATCCCTTTATTCGGTAAAACAGTTATGAAAACTCTACAGAAAAAAATAATTGAATCAAGAGTAAAAACTATATACTTAGCTTTAGACAATGATGCAATGATAGAAGCTACAAAGATTTCAGAACATTTCATTAATAATGGTATAAAAGTCAAAATGATGAAATTTGAAGAAAAAGACCCAAGTGAGACTGGTTTTAAAAGTTTGTTATATTTAATAAGTAAGACAAAACAAACTAAGTTCTCAGATTTAATGAGGTTAAAATTAAATGGCAAAACAAAAAAACATATGGAAATACTATGATGATTGGAAAGTCCACATTACAGACTCTAAACTTATGGAAAGTGTATGCCAAACATTTAATCTTATGAACCAAATAGATACGTGTACTAAGTACTATGATAAAAGTTTTTCTAAACCAATAGGTTGGGATATTGTAGTATCAAATACATACATAAGCGATGTGAAGAAACACATCAAGGATTTTAGTTGATAGAACAAAATATCGTAAAAGTTCCATTTCGTAAATTAAAACATATACACCACATTTCAGATATACAGATTCGTAATCTAAAACGTCATAAAGAATATGAACAAGTGTTTGAAAGAACTTACGAGGAAGTACGAAAAAATAAAGACAACGCAGTAGCTTATATCGGTGGTGATATAGCTCACTCTAAAACTGATATGTCACCAGAATTGGTTGACCAATTATCAAGGTTATTTAAAAATCTAGCAGATATTGTACCTACTATTATTATAGCAGGTAATCACGATTGTAATCTAAATAATCGCTCTCGACTTGATGTATTGACACCAATTGTTAATAATTTAAATCACCCTAACTTACATTATCTAAAAGATAGTGGTGTATATAAATGTGCTGATACAACATTTGTAGTATGGGATTGTTGGACTGATGAGAAAGATTTTATCACAGCCGACCAAGTAGAAGGTGATACTAAAGTTGTTTTGTTTCACGGTACAGTAGATAGATGTGAAACTGATTTAGGTTTTAGACTACCCTCGGATGTGAAGATTACAAAGTTTAAAGGTTATGATTTAGGGTTACTCGGTGATATTCATAAAAGACAACATTTAAATAAAGAAGAAACTATTTCTTACTGCGGTTCTCTAGTTCAACAAAATCACGGAGAAGGACTATCTCATGGATATCTTTTATGGGATGTACCAAAGAGAACATCTGAATATATTGAAGTAAAAAATGATTATGGTTATTACACTTTAGATATAGATAAAGGTATCGTACCAGATGTAGATGATATGCCAACTAAGGCAAGACTTAGAGTTCGTGTGGCAAACACATCAGCAACAGAACTTAAAAAAGCTCTTGCAGTGATTCACGATAGATATGGTGTAGAAGAAATGTCAGTTACCAGAACTGATACAATTTATAATAACGATAGAGTTAGAAACGATAAAATATCAGTAGGAGATATAAATAGCACTGATGTTCAATTCAACTTAATAAGAGAATATCTTAGTAATAATCATATTGTGAGTGATGATGTTTTATTAAAAATAAAAAATATTAATGAATCATTAAATCAGATTATACCAGAAGAAGAAGTTTATAGAAATGTAAATTGGAAACTTAAACATTTTGAGTTTTCTAATATGTTTAGTTATGGTGAAAACAATAAAGTAGACTTTACTAAATTAAATGGTATTGTTGGTATGTTTGCTCCTAATGCAGCAGGTAAATCATCACTCCTAGATGCTCTATCATTTTGTTTATTTGATACGTGTGCTAGAGCATTTAAAGCTGAAAACGTTCTTAATAATAAAAAGAAAGATTTTTTCTGTAAAGTAAATTTTGAAATAGATGGTCAAGACTATTATATTGAACGAGTTGCAAAGAAACAAAGAAGAGGTAATGTCAAAGTAGATGTTGATTTCTACACAATAGATGATACTGGTGAAAAAGTATCAATGAATGGTGACCAAAGAAGAAGTACTCAAAATAATATTAAAAAAGTTATAGGGTCGTATGATGATTTTATTCTAACAGCTCTTTCTTCTCAAATTAAAAATTCTGTCTTTATTGAAAAAACTCAAAAAGAAAAGAAAACACTTCTTGCTCAGTTTATGGGGTTAGAGATATTTGATAGATTATGGACAACAGCTTCAGAAGAAATAAAAGACGTATCTGCTGTATTAAAAAACTTTAAACAAAATGATTGGGAAAAAGATTTAGCTGACATTAAAGAACAGAAAGAAGAATTTAAAAAGACACATAAAAAACTATTAAATGAAAAAAATGAAATTCAATCTAAAAAGAAATTAATTGAAAGTCAAATAATAACATTAACAAAAAAATTAAAACCAACTGATAAATCAATCGGTGATATAAACAACTTAAAAGAAAATAAAGAAGTATTGACCACTACACTTAGTAATATTGACAATCAATTAGGTGAGGTTATTTCAAAAACTGAAAAAGTCAATATATTAGAAGAACAAATAAGATTAAAAATAAAGTATCACGAAGAACAAAATACAAATGAAAAATTTGTTGAAGGTGAAAAATTAAATGCAGAACACGATAAACTGAATCAAGAATTATCTAAACTCAAAATAGAAGTTCGTAATAAATTAGATAAGATTGAAAAATTAGGTATATTAGAGTATGATGAAGATTGTGATTACTGTATGAAAAATCCGTTTACACTCGACGCTATAGAGACTCAAAAATCTGTTGATAAAGATAAACAAAGAGTAAAAGAACATTTACAGAAGATGGATGAAATATCTTATGAGATGAAAAATCTATCTGAGTTAAGAGAAGCAAAGTTAGATTTAGATGATAATATCAATAAACTACAACAAGTATCAACTTTGATGAGTGAAACTAATAGTAGTAAAGTTCTACTTGATGAGAAACGAAAAAATGTATTGCATCAATTAACAACTATTGAAGAAAAAATAGTTAAGTATTATGAACAAGAAAATGATATTATGTTTAATCAGCAAATAGAAAATGAAATACAAAAAGTTGAATCTGAATTAGATGATATAAATAACAGTCTTGATATGGTTACAGATAATACAAATAATATATTTGGTGAAATTAAAGTTGTAGATACAAAAAGACGTAGTATATTAGATAATATTAAAAAAGTAGAAGAACTTGAAGATAAGTATGAGGCATATCAATATTATCTTGATGCAGTCAAACGTGATGGTGTACCTTATGATTTAATTTCAAAAGCTTTGCCTACTATCGAAGGTGAAGTAAATAATATACTTTCTCAACTTGTAGATTTTCAGATGGTATTTGAAATGGATGGTAAAAATATAAATAACTATATTGTATATGATGATGATAATATCTGGCCATTAGAACTAAGTAGTGGTATGGAAAGATTTATATCAAGTTTGGCTGTTCGTGTTGGACTAATAAACGTTAGTAACTTACCACGAAGTAACTTCTTAGCTATTGACGAGGGTTGGGGTACAATGGATTCAGATAACCTTAATTCAGTATATAGTTTATTTCAATATCTCAAATCACAATTTCAATTTACATTAATCGTATCTCACATAGATTCAATGAGAGATGCGGTTGATACGTTATTAGAAATTAAAAAAGAAAAAGATTATAGTAACATTATGTTTGATTAGAATATAATATTCTTTTCGTACACTTCTCTTTTATAAGTTCTTCAATAAGAGCATACATCTTATATCCGTGATTCTTTGAATAATCTTTCAACATATCACGGTATTCTTTTCGTATCTTAATATTTACAAATTTGTCTTCCATATCAATAAGTATATCATACATACTTTTTAATTAAAAAATACATACTTCTTATTCATTATTTTTAAACAAAATATTTATAAGTATATGGAGACAATTTAATGGGATTTATTCCACGTAGAAGAATAATCGAAAATCTAAATACAACTCAAGTATTTATTGAAGATACTCAAAATGAATATTTTATAGTACAAGATATACCAGATACATTTGTGCAAGGTAGGTCTGCATTCAAGATTTTTGGTTCACAGTTTTTGAAAAAAAATGTACCATTAAAAATAGAAATTTTAGACAAAAGTGGTAATACTGTTTATGTACAACCTGTAAAATACGGTCAAGGTATATCACCAAAACTACCTCATAGGTATATTAGTGTAGAAGTATACCCACCACCATTTAATGTCCCAGGTGAGGCAGAACTTGTTATATTAGGTGAACTTGATGAAACAAAAGTACCTTTTAATATTCCAAATGAATTCATAGGTACTTATAATGTAAGATATTTAAAAAAAGTAAATATTGATACTGCAACAGTTATCAATACACAACCAATATTATTTTATAAAAAACCAACAGTCTCAGCAACATCAACAACAGTAGCACAAAAGAAATCAGACCCACCAGCAAATGCTTTTGTAGCAGGTACTAATTTATATGGTATAGTTAATAAAGAATTAAAAAGTAAAAGATTTGAAACTGGTTCTGCGGTAAATGTACAAGAAAATTTTGATGAAGGTGGTAAATCTGATACACCGTCAGGTGATGTAAAAACAGAAACAAATTTGTGGAAATATAAGTCAGGTTTATATTCTAAACGCACTGTATTAACAAGAAGAGGTATGTCAGAGGAAAGAGAATCACCAGAACCACCCCAAATGAGATTATACTCAACAACACCAGCGTTCAACTCAAAAATGGTAGGTGGTGAAATTACAGTTACAAATATAAATCTAACTGATAGTGAAAAAAGTACTTTAAGTGGTTTTGGTAATGATGGTGTAGGTGCTGTATCTCAAGAAGATATAAATGAAATGTTTACATTTCCAACTTATAAAGCTAGAGTTGAAAGTGTAATTAGTGATAAACAACTCACAACTTCAAAACCATACTCATTACAATTCGAAAGTCCATCAGTAGGTGAACTTAGAATGTATAGTGATATAGGTTCATCATCACCTAGTGATAATTTGTATGCTAGCTATTCAGCATCATATCTTGATTGGGCAGTACCAACAACGAGTAGTTATAGATTCGACACAATTGTTGATTTAGATATTTCTAATTTAAGAACGTTTAGTGGTGATGTCTATAGAATGAAAGTTTATGGTGCTAGTGATAGTGCTCAAGGTGAGTTTCCAGTTTTACTTGATACGATTGTAGAGTCACCAGAAACATTAGTTGATAATGATATTTTAAAGTTTCCATTAAGAACTGGTTATTTTTTAGACCAAGACCATATTGACAAATATTGGAATAGTTTTGGTGGTGATAATAATACTGGCACAATCAATACGGTATCAACAAGTACAGTATATGTAGATGGTTTATATATATCGGGTTCTTATAGAGGTTATAAAGAAGTTGGTAGATTTGAGTTAGACCAAGATTATGCCTTTACAGTAAAAAAAGATATACCCTATACACTTAGTTTTCAAGCAACAGCTAAAAAAACTGAAAAAGTGGTTAATAGTGGTGGTAAAGTCGAATCATATGCAAAGTTGATGATTCATTTAAGTGGCTCTAATTTATCAGCTGATAGTAGATTAGATATAACACACGCTAGTTCATTTGGTCAGTCATTAACAAACGCAACAAATCAAAAAGTAGGTTTAGAATTAAAAACTGATGAACCTTATACTAGTTATGATTTTCCTAGAGTAAGTCATACGTTCTTTCCAAAGTTTAAATTAGATACAGTAAAAAATGACGATACAATAATTCAATTTAGAATTGAGGCTGGTGAATGGTATATTAGTGATGTATCATTGAAACCCGCAAGAGATACTGGATTTTCACCTGATGAGATGAAAATTCGTATACCATTACCACCTAATACACAAAGACCTGATAATTATGATTTCTTTCTTGAGTATTATGATATAAATGGTAACACGGCAGAAGCCACAACGTTCGTAAATAACGTTGGTATATCAGGTTCAGCATTAGTTGTTGAGGGTGGTGATAACTTATTAACAGGTTCATTGTTTATTGGTAATCTACAAGGTCAAGGTATCGAGATGGCAGGTGCAAACTCTGCTTATATGCGTTCAATTGGTTATGAAGGGTTTGTAAGTGCTTCAGCTGGTCAAGGTGGATTTATGATATTTAGTGGTTCTGTATTACCAGACGCACCAGATGATTACGCAGGTGCAGGTTTAGAGATACACGATGGTACAGTTGGTGATGATGAGAGTTTCTTTAAATTCAGAACGAACCCATCAGAATTTAGAGTTAAAACTGATAGTTTCTTTTTTGGTAATAAAACATCAGGTCAATTTATAAGTGGTTCAAATGGTAATTTAGTAATGAGTTCATCACGATTCTTTTTAGGTGGTGACAGTAGTTTCATTAGTGGTTCAAATGGTAATATTGAAATAACATCAAGTAACTTTCATTTACAACCAGATGGTGATGTAGTGATGCAAGGTACTATCACAGCAGAGGCTGGTGGTACAATTGGTGGGTTTAGTATAGGTACAGATAATTTAACTGCAACTGATTTTGTTCTTAATACAACCGATAAATCTATAAAATTAGGTGACACAAGTACAAGTAATGTATTTATAGCGGATGCTGATACAGGTATACAATTAGGTAATACTACATTTTCAAGTGCACCATTTAGTGTAACACCTGCAGGAGCAGTATCAGCCTCATCTGGAAATGTTGGTGGGTGGGCTATATCTGATTCACAAATATCAAGTGGTAATCTTACTATACACAATTCAGGTTATATAGAATCAAACGATTACGAACCACAGTTTGATGGATTCATAATAACTGCAGATGGTGGTGATGGTGCTAGTTTTGCTGAATTTGGAAATGCTAGAATTAGAGGTACATTAAGAACAACAACATTTGAAAAAGAAACAGTAAATGCAGTCGGTGGTCAAGTATGGATTGCAAATTCTACTGTAGTAACTAAATCTGTTGCAGCATCAGATGATGAAATAGTATGTGAGAATGTAAGTGGATTTAGACCTGATGAAATAATTTTCGCAAAGAAAATTAGTAATACAGGTTTTACAAAAGAATTTATGAAAGTAACTTCTTCGAGTAGAGAAGATTCAGCTTCAGATACTAATTTTGTTGGTACATTATTTGTAGATAGAGAAACGAATGAAATATCAAGTTCATATACATCATCTATTACGAATTTAGATGGAGCTATAGATGCTGAACAAACTGTATTAACAGTCGATGATAATGCTCCGTTACTTGAAAGGTCAATTATTAAAATTGACCATGAATATATGAAAGTGATGACTGCATCACTTGATACAAAAATTGAAGTTATTAGAGGAGCAGATGGTAGTCAAAAAGCTGCTCATTCAGATAATGCAGTCGTTGGACAATTATCAAGAGAAGCTGCAATGATTGCAAGTTTTCTTTCACCAAGAGAAACATATACACCAGGTCAAGTTTTAGTATCAACTGGTCGTTATCTAGGCGGTACTGGAAGTAATACAACAGGTAGTGGTTATATGCTATTAAATGCTAACCCGTCTACAGGTGATACACCGTTTATGGATTTTGTAGAAAGAACAGGTAGTGGTGTTTATGATGTAAAAATGAAAACTCGTTTAGGTGATTTAAGTGGTTTAAAAAGGTCAGCATTTGGTAGAGAAGTTGGTATATCAGATGACCCAGGTTTTGGACTTGCTAGTGAAAATGTATTTTTATCTGGTATGATACGAGCTAACAGTGGTTCTATTGGTGGTATTAGTATGGGTGCTCAAAAATTATTTATAGGAGCAGGTAGTCACGGTAATGATGATACTGGTTTTTACGTAAGTTCAAGTGGTGATTTCAGTTTAAAAAGTTCTTTTATTTGGGATAGTGATACTGGTACACTTGATATCTCAGGTTCTGCTGTACGATTCAATACACCAGAATTTGTATTAGGTGGTTTGAATAACTTCATTAGTGGTTCTACAGGTGGTTTAAATATTAACTTTCCTTCATTTAGTGTTTCAACAGCAGGGATTATGACTGCAACTGATGGTAATTTCAAAGGCAATATAAGTGCAACGTCAGGGTTTATTGGTTCAGGTACTGGTTCTGGTTGGAACATTGATGGTAGTACAATCGGTGATGTAAACAACATTATAGAATTAGATGCAAATCAAGATTCACCTAATATCACGATTACAAGTGGTAGTTTTGTTGCTGAATTTGTACCAGATTTCACACCAGCAAATATTATTCTATCGGCTGGTGGTAATTCATATAGTGCAAGTATAGCACTTGGTAATCTTACAGACGCCTCTTGGAATGGTAGTGCATTCTCATTCACTAATAATAATGGTGATACAGACACTACAAATGTGTCTACAGGACAAACATCTAATGTATTAGAATTATTTGGTGGCTTCACAGGTACTCAAGGAGGAGGTGCATCAACACACACAACATCTGGGAGTATTACTGATGTAACATTAAGTGGTGGTAATAAAGTTTATAAGAGCACAGCAACTGTAAGAATTTCAATTGCAGTTGATTCACCACAATTTAGTAATAATTCAACTATCACTGGTACAGCAACAATAGGTGGTAACATTACTTTACGAGCCGCAAGTGATAATAGTATTGTGGCGACTCAAGTACTATCATCTAATCTCAACATCGATAGAGATACATTTGCTTCAACAACACGTATAAACAAAAACGTTAACGTATCGTTTAATCATACTGTAGTAACAGATACAACAGATTTTTATTTTGAAATAGATGATGTAACAGTTACAAATAACGGTATTACAGAAAGTTACATCACAGGTGGTAAAACAATCACAAGTACACCTGATATAACAGCAATTGCTGCTTACTTTACAGCAATGTCTCATCAACCAAGTAACAAGAAAACTGAAATAGCACCTGCAGGTATACAAACAGTTTTATTAGGAAACTCAACATTAGAAAATTCAGCAAATACTTTTGTACGAATATCACCTGAAGAACCAAAAACACTTGAAACACAGGGTTCAGTGCATGTTACTGGGTCTATACAAATTAGAGAATTAGGTGCATCAGATACAACGACTGTAGGTAGTGATATCACAACAACTGGTCATATCGAAACAAGTGAATATTTAAAAACAGGTAATGGTGATGAAAATACTCCAGCAATTCAACTTGGAAGTGCTAATGATGGTTTATATCATAGTGGTGGTATATCATTTGTAATCAACAATGATACTACTGTTTTATTTGCAGATGGTGGACATATTCACGCTGATAATGATGTTACAGCATTCTCAACAAGTGTTACTTCAGATATACGATTAAAAGAAAATATAAAACCATTAAAAAATAATTTGAATAAAATTTTACAATTAAAACCATCTTCATTTACTTGGCTTGTAAAAGATAAACAAGATGATATCGGTCTTATTGCACAAGAAGTTGAAAAGATTATACCAGAAGTTATTAAAACTAATGTATCTATTGGTAAAACAAAAGAATTTCTAAAAGGTGATAATCACAAGACAGTCGATTATTCAAAAATCACTACACATTTGATTGGAGCAATTCAAGAACAACAAAAACAGATTGATGAATTAAAGAAAAAACTTGAGGAGTTATAATGGCTAACTTAACATCCTCAGGTGAAATATCTTTAGGTGATATCAGAACTAACAGAGCAGGTTCTACTGGTACTGATATATCACTAAAAACTGAATCAGAAACATTTGCTTCAGGTTCTATTGTGGATGGTAGTGGTGCACAAACAACTGCAAGGTCAAATCTTATAGCCGCACCGTACGCTATTTCAGAATTTTATGACTCAAACTTTTCATCAGATGAGTTCAGTAGTATTGTCATTACAACACCAGCTGGAACCTCAGATTTCAATATCGTTGATGGTGAAAACTTAACAGTAGCTTTTGATACAACACAAACAGGTACTCACACGGTTCAACTTATTGATAGTGATAATAATATTGATGCATCTGGTACTGGTACACCTGATGGTTCTGATAATGTATCTGTTACTTTTTCGAGTTTAGCTCTTACGGATGATACCTACACACCAAGATTAAGATTAGGTTTCTTGACTCAAGACGGAACGAATATTAATTATCACGATGCTATTGCCTCAGTTGCCGTAACAGACCCTGATGCCTCATCAACACCTACTGTAGCGGCTAACACCACAATAACTGCAATTGAACACACGATTTCATCTATTGGTAATTCAAATGCTATAGACCATTATAATTGGACATTTGCCAAAGAAGACGGTGATAGTGGCGGTCTAAATGCTGGTGAAGGTTCATATGCTAATTCAGTATCGTTGACTGCAACCAGTGACGCTTCACCTTCAATTAATTATAAAGGCCCTGGTCGATTCTCAATAAATCTCAGGGTAGATGGTAACCCTACTCAAGCTAGAAATTCAGCAACAGCAACAGAAGTCGAACACGAAATACATTATTCAAAAGCAGTCAGTATAGGTAACCCTAGTGATGTAAACTCTGGAGCCACAATAAACACCGCTGTTACACATCAAGGATTCAGTAGTGGTGTTGATGTTGATTTGATACGAGCAGATAATAACAATGTTCTTTTACAAAATGACCATGGAACTAATTCAACGATTACAAAAGTAACTAATCAGAATCAAACATTTACAGCTCCTGACCAAGCAAATAATACGTTATCCGTCAAGGTAAGAGCCTTTGATGGTAGTGATGAGGCAGAATCAAATGCCTTCAATATATTCCCTCTACTCACAACAAGTAAAAACGTGATTAATCTAAATTCGGACGGAAGCCCGTCAACATCAAGGACTATTTACTCAACCGATAATAATAATAATACTGGTGATTACCCAACAAGTTTTGTTATTGCTAGTCCCTCAAACAGAACAGACAACGTAACACAAGGGACATACACGGAACACGCTGACTCAAGTGGAGTCATAGGTTTATCAGGTGATTTAACACCTAGTTCTCAAACAGCAACACAACCAACGGTCACCGCAACAGACCAAGCAGGTGATGCCACCATCAGATACACGGTTGATGGTAACTCAAGTCAACAAACAGCTACGGATGGTACCGTATCGGTTGATTATATGCCACGAATTTATAGTGTTGGAACACCAGACATAGCTGGTAACAATACAAATAGTAATTCACTTACGATTGCCTATAATTGGCAAGGGTTCGCAGCCGCTTCTGCTAGATATGAATTATTTGATGATGAGGATACGAGTACACAAGTTGGTAATGATGTTAATCATACATCACCTGATGCGGGAGGAGACCAATCACAGAATGCTTCTGGTGATGTTGCTTTCACAAGTTTAGCAAGTACATTTAATGCACCAGATGCAGACACTTATGTGATAAAAGTAACCTTATTTTCAGGAGCTTCTCAAAACGGTAGTAGTATTTCTGCTTTCTCACCGGCATTCACTTCAGTAGTGGCCATATCATTTGCACTTATTGGAAAGTCTGGTACATTCGTAGGTTACGATTCATTGTTAGAGGGTGCAGAACAAGCCTCAAGTGCAACAGCTACTAAATATCGATTTGGTAGTATATCAGATGGTGATACGATTTATAGTAATGCCTCTACAACGACAGCTTTCAATGGTAATAGTAAAGCGTTTAACTTCAATGGAGAGGTTTTTATTATTAATGGTAGTGGTGTTGTATCGAGTTTAAGAAGTGATACACCAAGCACACCGAGTATAAATGGAACAGCAGTTTCAACAGCAACTGATGATATTGAAATTAGAATTACAGCTAACGCTCTAGTTACAAGAACATTTAGAGTTAATGCACAAGCTGCTTCTGGAGGAGCTGCTTTAGAAGGAACGGTAAACGCGGACTCACAAGGAGCAAGTATCACACAAGATATTTCACTTAAAGATGATGTTGGGTTAACATTGAGTGCAGGTGAAACTTACGCTATTAAAGTAAGAGCTGAAAACAATCATCAAAATGGTTCCTTCACTGGTACGACAAACTTTGCTACAGATAGTGCTCGTTCGATAAGTGTCGATGATGGTTCATCCACAACCGACCAACATTTAGATTCAAGCACGGTTCACTTGAGTGATAAATTCACATTCACGGTTCAAGCAGCAGCTAACGACAAGTTACAAGTAACACTTACTGCTGCAGGTTCTAACCTAACTAGAGTAGCTGTAGATATGGGTCATCTACCATTTACAGCTGGTGCTGGTACGGTGTTTGCCTCAAATGGCACAGCACAAACAGGTGTAGTGGTATCAAGTGATGTAAGTACGACCTCCGCAGTAAGTTTAACTGAAACAGGTTTGAATGCAGGTTCAAATACCGTTCAATTCCAAATCAGAAGTCAAGGTGACGGAGGGGCATTACCAGAGTCAATTCAAACTATGAACCTAACGGTTTCAGCTAAACTATTAGATTCTGGTGATAATACGGTTGTATCGAGTGCTGATTTCCACACATATACCGTGAAGCAAAATGGCTTATAAAAATAAGAAAAACAATCAAACAGATATTTATTAATGAATATATATAGCATTTTACAATATATAATAAAGTTACTAGGGAGTAAACCTATGAAAAATGATAAAATTTTAACAACATTTGATGAAATAATCGAAATAACACTACATCACGAAGGCGGATACGTCCACGACCCAAAAGATTTAGGTGGTGAGACAAACTTTGGTATAGCTAAACGATTTTACCCTGATGTTGATATAAAAAATCTTACAAAAGAAGATGCAAAAGATATTTATAAAAAAGACTACTGGGACAAAAATAAAGTAGATGATTTACCCGATGATTTAAAACACATCTTTTTTGATATGTGTGTAAATCAAGGTAGAGGTACTGCTGTAAAAATATTACAAAGAGCCATTAATGGTAAGGGAGGTGATTTGACTGTTGATGGGGGATTTGGACCAGGTACAAAAGCAGCATTAGCAAAACATACACCTGAATTAGATAGAGTTCGTTGTTACAGATTAAAACACTACTATGATTTAGTGAATAAAAAACCTGAACAAGAACGATTCATATTCGGTTGGTATAAAAGGGCATTATCAGTATAATGAATGAAAAAACACAAAAAGCAATACAAACTATAAAAGACAACATATGTATCTTTTGTGGTACACCTACAAATGAAGACTTACGTAAATGGTTTGGTAAAGGTGGTGCAGGTGGTACAACAAAAGGTGGTTGGGACAGATACTCTTCTACTGGTAAAAAATTAGGTAAGTGTGGTGATAGTGAAGAAGGTGATGCATACGCAGCATGTTTATCTGCTACTAAAGCTAGAAAATTAGGTAAAAAAGGTATTGCTTCTTTTGTTAAACGAAAAAGAACAGCACAGAAAAAAGGTGGTGACCCTAAAAAAGGTGGTGAAAGAACTAAAGGACAAAAAACAATAAAAGTAAAAACAGGTGCATAAAAATGATTAAATTAAAAAACATACTTAGTGAGAATGCGTGGGATAGAAAATTTGGTGAACCTCTACCTACATTAAAATTAGAACAAGAGGAACCAGAACATTTTGGTGGCGGTGAAAATATAGATATACTAGGGTTCAAAACTGAACATTTTGATATTTGTAAGTCTGCAGTCATATTATATAACAAACTTATAGAAAAAGATTTAGATGACAGTGCTAAAGAATTAGTAAAGAGTTCAGCTAAAGATTTAGACCATTTATTTGAAATGGAAAAACAAGTCGTGAAAGATGAAGAAGTTGACCACGACCCAGTTGAACACGCTATAGAATTAACTAATATAATATCTTTTAAATTAGGTCGTGTAGCTGAGATGATAAATGATGATTTCGAAAGAGATACAAACTTCATAAAACTACACGTAATGGAAATTGTTAATAGGTTCAAAAGGAATTAATAATGGATAAATATAATAAATCAGTTCAACATCAATGATTTCATCACGCAACTTGGGGGTCTCCTGAGAGAAAAAATGAGGGTGTCGGTAAAGTAACTTGGCACTCATTAAGTGAAGATGGTAAAGTTGAAATTGTAGATATACAATTCGGTAATAAACTTTACAAAAATGTAAGTGTAAGTAGACTTAATCCAACTGATGAGTCTTCACATTCACATCCAAGAAAGAAAAAAAAGAAGATGAATGTAAAAGAAGCAGAACAAAAGTTAACAATGTTTTTAGAAAAAAACGTACCAACAAATCCAAGTAAGTGGTCTTACTATAAGTCACAAGCTAAAAAGAAGTTTGATGTTTATCCTTCAGCTTACGCAAACGCTTGGGCAGCTAAACAATACAAAGCTGCAGGTGGTGGTTGGAAGAAAGGTTAATTATGAAAGAAGCATCTAGTGCAGCACAACAAGCAGCTATTGCTATAGCAAAAAAGAAAAGTGGTAAATACGATAAAGATGGTAAGCGTAAAGACGAGGCAAGAGGTACTTGTTGGGTAGGGTATCAACAAGTTGGTATGAAGAAAAAAGGTGATAAGATGGTACCTAATTGTGTTGCTGAAATCTATTGGGAAAATTCTTTAGGTGAGGGTTGTGGTTATACGTTCGAATTTGAAAAACAACCAATGATGGAAGCTGAGTATCAAGGTAGAAAAGTAAAACTTGGTAAGATAATGCAGGGTGATGCTAAGAAGTTTAAAGTATATGTAAAAAATCCAAAAGGTAATGTAGTTAAAGTTAACTTTGGACAAGGTGGAGATGCTAAAGGTGGTACAATGAGAATACGTAAATCAAATCCAAAAGCACGTAAAGCTTTTAGAGCAAGACACAATTGTGATAATCCAGGACCAAGACATAAAGCTCGATACTGGTCTTGTAGAAAGTGGTAGTCAATGAAAAAATTAACCGAATGGTTAACTAAACCTTTTTTAGAAGAGGACATCACTATACCAGTAAAGGTTGGTGATACTATCCTTACAGGTAGATTTAAAAATAAAAAAACTGTTGTTAAATCTATACGTAAAGATGTACACGGTATGCCGACTATCAATGGTAGAAAAGCCACTACATTTAGAATCCCTAAAAAAAATAGTAGAAAATTTCTTAATGCAAAAAAGAAAAAAGTTACAGAGGGTGTAAATGACCCAGGTATATTCAAAGCTGTATTCTTAGCTGGAGGGCCAGGTAGTGGTAAGACTTATGTAGCTAAACAACTATTTGGAATACCTGAAAGATTAAACATTAGTGTAAGTGGTATGAAGATGGTTAACTCAGATAAAGAGTTAAAGTTTCTTTTAAACAAGTTTGGTTTTGGTACAGATTTAGATAAGATGCCAGATGAGGTGTTCAAAGACTTAACAGCTAAAGGAAAAAGTGGTTTAAGAGATTTTGCTAAATCACTTACTGTACAAAGAATGAAGTTATACCAAAAAGGTAAGTTGGGTATGATTATAGATGGTACTGGTCACGACTTTGGTAAACTTGCTAAAATGAAAAGAGAATTACAAGAAGATGGTTATGACACATATATGGTTTTCGTTAATACATCTTTAGAAGTTGCTCAACAAAGAAATCAAGAAAGAGATAGAATATTACCACCAGACTTATTAGAAAAAAGTTGGAAAGATGTTCAATCTAATTTAGGTAAGTTTCAAAATCTTTTTAAACAAAATTTTTTAATCGTAGATAATTCTAAATTTTTAAAACCTCAAGAAGCTCAAAAGAAATTTGCATCATTAGTTAGAAAAGGTGTAAGTAAATTTTTAAAGTTACCTATAAAAAATAAACTAGCTAAACGTTGGATTAAAAAACAACAAATATTAAAAAAACAAGGTCTTTCAGAAGCACTACCAACTAAAGTAACAGATAAGATTAAAAAGATTAAGAATAAACCAGAAACAGATGCTGGTAAAAATTTTTCAAAACACCATAAATATTCTATGAGTGCAAACCAAATGGGTTCACTATCAGAACCAGATACGTATGACTTTGATGATGATGATAAAGAAATAGGTGGTAATCAAGATAAGAAACCAAATAAAAAGAAAAAAGGTTATGAACCTGTAATAGAAGCACCAAGAGTACCAAGAAAAAAAGGACAACATAGAGGTTCAAAATCTCATTCAGATTTATATACAGATGAAAATCCAAAAGGAACAATAAAAGGACTAAAGTTCGCAACAGTAAAAGACGCTCAAGCATCTGTAAGTAAAATTAAAAATAGTGGTAAGTCTCACGCTCACAAAATACAAGCAGCAGTTGCTATGGAACAACGAGCAAAAGAAATGGGTAAAGCTTCTCAAGCGGCAGTGTATAGAGCATTCATCAACAAAATGAAAAAGAAAACTAAGAAAAAAAATGAATTGACTATACCATCACCTAGTCGTAAAGGTGTTGAGAAGATGAAGAAGAAAGGCAACACTTCAGTTCCTTATGGTAGTGGTTATAAAAAAGTTAATGAACAAAAAGAAATTAAAAAAGTTGTAGGTATTTATGGTGGAAGATTTCAACCATTTGGTCCTCATCACAAAAAAACTTACGAGTGGTTAAAGAAAAGAGTAGATGACGCTTACATCACTACATCTAATATAAAACAACCACCAAGACACCCTATGAACTTTGCAGAGAAAGTTCGTCATATGGTAAAGATGGGTGTACCTAAAAATCGTATTATACAAGAGAAGTCACCTTATGTGGCTAAAAACGTATTAAAGAAATATGATAAAGATACTACAGCAGTTGTTTATATATTTGGAGCTAAAGATGCTGGTAGATTAAAAGGTGGTAAATACTTTCAAGATTATAAAAAGAACAAAAACAATATGAATGGTTATGAAGATAACGGATACGTTCTTACAGCACCACACGTTTCAGTTAAAGTAGGTGGTAAAGAAGTTAGTGGAACCGTAATGAGACAATTACTTGGTTCACCTGATTATGAAAAAAATAGAGAAAAGTTATTTAAAAAAGCATTTGGATACTTTGATAAAGGTATCTACACTATGATGAATAATAAGTTTAAAAAGTTATTTGAATCAATAGACGAATTTTTAATCAATAATGATATAAAAAAACTTGTAACAGAAAGCACTACGTTACTAACACCAACTGATGACGGACCACCAACATTTTATAAAGGATTTAGTGATTATAAAAAATTCGCTAAATTATGGATAGATGATATGTATGCTGGTACTGGTTGGGAAGTACTACAGTATATTTTAGGAAAACACGCCGTAAACCCTGACTTTGACTATACATTAAATTATAATGTTGTACCTGCAGTTGCGTATGGTAGAAAAACATCTGGTAAGTATGGTTCTCGTTTCGGTACAAATAATCCAATTCAGTCATATAAGGATTATATTGAAGGCACTGTTTTAAGAGATTTAGGTTATCAAGTATTAAAATGGATGGGTATAACACCTGATGGTAAAAATTATACAGGTGTAGAAGTAGAGACTCCAGTTTTACCAGGTATTGGTAAAGACAATGTAGGAAATACTGAAACAGATAAATTAGATTTAAAAGAAAGAATTAATTTAGATGATTATGTGAAATTACTAATTGAACAAGATGATGTAATGGACAAAAAAATTAAATACAAAACTAAAGATGGAAATGAAAAAGAAATCACAGTAAAAGGAGCTCTCAAACAAGGTGAAGAACATCCAGCTTATAAACAAGCAAAAAGTATGACTGATAACGGTGAGAAACAAGATACATCTAAAAAAATACAACCTGCAGAATTTGACAGAGATTATGATGAAAAAAATGGTGGTTCAACTAAAAAAAGAATGGATAAAATTAAAAGTTTTGGTAAAGACCCACACGGTAATTTATACTTAGGTGATGAGGAAGTTGGTTACGAACCAAAAGTTCACAAAGCTCAATACGTAACCGAAACCGATGATAGTATGGTTATTGGAACACCTCATATGAGTAATGATGACCCAAAAGCTGGTGAGTTTGTAAAGAAACAAGTAGTTCCAATGGTTCAAGATTTTATAAAAAAGCACGGAGCAGAAAACGTAGTGTTTTTAGGAGAGGGTGGACAAGGTGATGGACACAATTACCACGAGGGTACAGAACAAGAACTTATTGGTAAGATGGTTGAAAAAGCAGGTGGTAGTGTTGATACTTGGGATGGTAAATACAACGAACACACTAATCAAGATGCACCAATCTATAAGGACTTAGCCAAAAAGATGAATGCTACACCATCACAAATGACAGGTGCTATGTATGCATTTTTAGTAGGACAAGGTGATAACCCTAAAGAAGCTACGTATCTAACAGATGAAGGTAAGCAATATCTAAAAGATAATGGGTATAAAGGTGAGTTTCCACCAAGTGGTGAAGAAGTAAAACAACTATTCAATCAAAGTTTTCCTGAAGATACAGGTAAAGCTGGTTCAACCACATTAGGTAAAGCTCAATTAGCTTGGAATCAGTTGAGACGAGATAATATGTCTCGTAAAATGGAAGAGTATAAAAAACAAGGTAAGAAAGTTTTAGTCGTACCAGGAGCAACACACGGTAGTGCTATCAATGCTCAATCAAAATCTAAAAAAGAAATCAAAGAAGGTTTGATATTAGAAGGTGGAGCATACGGACATATGAATCATCCGTTTGATGACAAAAATATTACATTTTCAGATTTAAAACAGATAATTATTAATGGACTAGGTGGTAAATTAAATAGAGAAGATGGGGTTACAGAAAAACTTGACGGTCAAAATCTAATGATTTCGTGGGTAAATAATAAATTGGTTACAGCAAGAAACAAAGGTCAATTGAAAAACTTTGGGTCATCAGCTATGGACATAAAAGGTGTAGCATCTAAGTTTGCAGGTAGAGGTGATATAAGAGATGCATTTGTTTTCGCAATGAAAGATTTAAATAAATCAATAGGTTCTTTATCTGATAAACAAAAAGAAAAGATATTTGGTAATGGTAAACGTTGGATGAACTTAGAAGTTATGTATCCAAAGTCTGCAAATGTTATAGATTATGATAAAGCACAAATAGTATTTCACGGTACATTAGAGTATGATGAAAGCGGTACTGCAATAGGTCAACCAAAAGATTCAGCTCGTATGTTAGCTGGTATGATTAAACAAGTAAATCAGAATGTACAAAAAAATTATACAATTGGTAAACCACAATTTTTAACAGTACCTAAAGTACAAGATTTTAGTAAAAAGAAAAAAATATATTTGAGTAGATTAAATAAATTACAAAAACAATATAAGTTAAAAGACAATGATGAGTTAGCTATGTATCATCAATCATTTTGGGAAGAGTTTATTTTTAATGCTTCAAAGCAGTATAATTATAAGATACCAAATAAAGTTTTAGTTAACTTAACTAAAAGGTGGGCGTACTTCAATAAGTCATACAAGATACCAATGATAAAAAAAGATATTAAGAATGAAAAGTTTTTAGATTGGGTATTATCATTTGATAAAAATGACCATCAAAAATGGGTTAAACAAAATATGAAACCATTTGAAGTATTGTTCTTTGACGTTGGTGCTGAAATTTTAAAAAACATAAGTGGTTACTTAGCTGCTTCACCAGATAAGGCAGTACAAAAAATAAGAAAAGATGTAATTAACGCAATCAAAACTGTTAAAAGTGGTGGTGATGTAAAGAAAATACAAACGTTAAAATTACAGTTAGATAAATTAAATAAAATCGGTGGACTAAAAGCTATAGTACCATCAGAAGGAATAGTATTTAAATACAAAGGTAAAACATATAAGTTTACTGGTGCGTTTGCTCCAGTTAATCAAATATTAGGTTTATTAAATTTTTAGGAGTTATAATGGCAAGAAGTAGAGAAAGTGTAAGAGAGAATAAAGCAATGCAATCTATCTTACGAGGTGAAACACCAGAAAAAAGAGTAATGGTTGGCTATCGAGATAAAAAAGATTTGAATCAAGGTGATAAAATTGATAGATTATCTGATATTATGAAAGAGGCTCGGATGCCTTGGTTTTGTCCAAACTGTACAAAGACAATGAAAAAACGTTTAGATGATAAAATGTGGTTACTACACGGTCATTGTTTTGATTGTCAAATAAATATTGAACACAAGTTAAGATTAGAAGGAAAGTTTGATGAGTGGGCAACAAAAAAGGCTATTGAAAACAAACGAGCGTGGGTTAAAGAACAAAAAGAACAATTAATATCATTTAAAAATCAAAAAGCACCAGATGTGTATAATCAAGTATCACCAGACGGTCACTCAATCGATAAAGAAAAATGGAATATTGATTTTAAAAAGTTAAAAGAACAAGCAGATGAAGCCTTAAATCATCTGCAAAAAATAGAAGATTCTTTAAAATAGAATATTTATATATATAGAATTGTCTATTATTAGGAGAAAAAAATGGCAACAATAACAACTGATGACTATGGTTCTCAGATTGAAAGAGGTAACAAAAGAACTGATGTATCGAGTCGTAAACTTTCATTAAACAAAGATGACGCTAAGTTCAGTAAAATAAAAAGTCAAACATCTGGTTCAACATTTTACACTGGTTCATTAGCAGGTTCAAGTGGCTTTATAGTACAAGAAGTACCGGCTGCAAACGAAGTGTTTATTACACCAACTGACGGTGATGCTATTGATGCCTCTGTCTTCACAACTGGTACACTATATGAAATTGGTGTAAAACAAGTAAGTGGTAGCTCAGGTATTGTACACGTAGTTTATTAATATGAACCGAAACACAAAAGGGCAGTTGAAAGATGTAATTAAACAAGAGTATGTAAAATGTGCTGCAGACCCTATATACTTTTTAAAAAAGTATTGTTTGATACAACATCCAATGAAAGGTAAGATACCATTTCAATTGTATGATTTTCAAGAAAAAACAGTTGAACAGTTTGTACAACATCGACTTAACATCATATTGAAGGCTCGACAGTTAGGTATAAGTACATTAACTGCTGGGTACTCATTATGGATGATGACGTTTCATCTCGACAAGAACATCTTAGTTATTGCTACTAAACAAGAGGTAGCAAAAAACTTGGTAACAAAGGTTCGTGTGATGCATGCTAATCTACCAAGTTGGTTGAAACAACCTTGTGTTGAAGATAATAAGTTGAGTTTAAGATACAAGAATGGTTCTCAAATAAAAGCTGTATCAAGTGGTGAAGAGAGTGGTCGTTCTGAAGCTCTATCATTATTGATACTTGATGAGGCAGCTTTTATTGATAAAATTGATACAATATGGGCAGCTGCTTCTCAGACGTTATCAACAGGTGGTCAATGTATAGCTTTATCTACACCTAATGGTGTTGGTAATTGGTTTCATAGAACTTGGATGGATGCTGAAGATGGGTTGAATGACTTTAATTTTACAAAATTGTTTTGGACTGTTCATCCAGATAGAGGTCAAGAATGGAGAGATGAACAAGATGCATTGTTAGGTCCATCTCTAGCAGCTCAAGAATGTGATTGTGACTTCATTACTTCTGGTCAAAGTGTTATTGATGGTGTAATATTAGAAGAATATAGAACATCACAAGTTTCTGAACCTGTAGAGAAAAGAGGTATAGATTCAAATGTGTGGATATGGAAACCACCAAACTATACTAAAGATTATATAGTATGTGCTGACGTGAGTAGAGGTGACTCTACAGACTATTCTGCTTTTCACGTAATTGATATTGAAAATGTCGAACAAGTAGCAGAATACAAAGGTAGAATATCTACAAGAGACTATGGTAATCTACTAGTCAATATAGCAACAGAATATAATAATGCATTACTAGTGATTGAGAACAATAATATTGGTTGGGCTACAATACAACAAGTAATAGATAGACAGTATGATAATTTATTTTATATGAGTAAAGATTTACAATATGTAGATACACATAAACAAATTAATAATAAAATTAATCGTTTAGAAAAACAGGTAGTACCTGGATTTACATTAACACAAAAAACAAGACCACTTGTTATTGCAAAGTTAGAAGAATTTTTTAGAGAAAAATTATCTATAGTACATTCACAGAGATTAATTGATGAGTTGTTTGTATTTATATATAACGGGAGTAGAGCAGAAGCGATGAGAGGCTATAACGATGACTTAGTAATGTCATACGCTATGGGATTATGGATACGAGAAACTGCACTTAGATTGAGAACAGAAGGTATAGAATTACAAAAGAAGGCTGTAAGTAGTATTAATTCTAATCAAGGAGCTTATACACCTAAAGACACTCAAAATAACACTTGGACTATAGATATTAATAAAAAACAAGAATCATTAGAATGGTTAATTAACTAAAGAGGTAAAAATGGCCGACACAACATTATTTGGTAGATTAAGAAGATTATTTTCTACGAGTGTAGTTGTTAGAAACGTAGGTGGAAAAAAACTAAAAGTTTCTGATACAAGTAGAACACAATCTATTGCACATAATAATCTTATTGATAGATATCAAAAATTATTTACTAATTCAGGTCTTAGTGGGTATTCAGATTCATTATTGACAAAATCAATGAGACTAAATCTTTTTAAAGATTATGAAAGTATGGATAGTGACCCAATTGTATCATCAGCACTTGATATATATGCAGATGAATCTACTATGAAATCAGAATATGGTGATGTTTTACAAATTAAAACAGACAACGACCAAATTAAACAAATACTACACAACTTGTATTATGATATTATTAATATCGAATTTAATTTATGGCCTTGGGTTCGTAATATGTGTAAATATGGAGATTTCTTCTTAAAATTAGAAATCAACGAAAAGTATGGTATTACAAACGTAGTACCAATGTCTGTATATGATGTTTCAAGATTAGAAGGTTTAGACCCAGAAAATCCAGAGTACGTAAAGTATATGATAGAATCAGCGACTAATGAACATAGATATAAACCATCTGACACATCTGCTCATAGAGAAGAGTTAGAAAATTATGAAGTTGCTCACTTTAGATTACTTTCTGATTCTAATTATTTACCTTATGGTAAATCACAAGTTGAAGGTGGTCGTAAGATTTGGAAACAATTAACACTTATGGAAGACGCTATGTTAATTCATAGAATTATGAGAGCTCCTGAAAAACGTGTATTTAAAATTGATATTGGTAATATACCACCAAGTGAAGTTGATAATTATATGCAACAGATTGTAAACAAAATGAAAAAAGCACCTGTTGTTGATGAGAATACAGGTGACTATAATTTAAAATACAATATGCAAAACATAACAGAAGATTTCTTTATGCCAGTACGAGGAGGTGATAGTGGTACAAGTATAGAGTCATTACCTGGTTTAACCTATGAAGCAACAGAAGACATTGAATATTTAAAAAATAAACTACTAGCTTCACTTAGAATACCAAAAGCGTTTTTAGGATATGAAGAACAAGTAGGTTCTAAAGCTACACTAGCAGCAGAAGATGTTCGTTTTGCTCGTACGATTGAAAGAATACAAAGAATCACATTATCAGAATTAACTAAAATAGGTATTGTACATTTATTTGCTCAAGGTTATCAAGATTCAGACTTAGTTAACTTTGAATTAGGTTTAACTAATCCATCTACTATATATGAACAAGAAAAAATAGAACTATGGAATAACAAAACTCAATTAGCTTCTTCAATGATACAAGACGGTTTAGTTTCATCAGAATGGATTTATAAAAATATATTTGAATTTACAGATGAACAAATAAAACAAGAAGACGATAAGATAGTGTTTGATTATAAACAAAAGTTTAGAAGACAACAAATAGAAAATGAAGGTAATGACCCAGCTAAATCAGGTGAAGCTCAAGGTACACCATCAGATATGGCAATGGGTAGAACAGGTCACGAACTAGATGATAAAGGTGGAGCACCAGAAGGTGGTTTTGAAGGAGCTGGTAGACCAAAAGAACCAAATAAATATAGTAAAGATAGTGGAGTTCGTGGAAGAGACCCACTTGGAGCTCACGATAAGAAAAAAGGTGGTAGTAGTGCACCTAAATATGGTAAACCATTAGCACTAGCTCATTTTGACAAAATAAAAAAATCAATGGAAATTAGTAAAAAAGAAATAAAAATTATAAATGAAACATCTGAAGTAGAAAATGAATACCAAAATGAGGTAAGTTCTTTAACTAAAGATGCTTGAAATGAATAATTATTAGTTAACTTTATATTTATTTATGAGTAAATATAACTAAGTATTGGAGTATTTCGTAATGGTTCGAAAACTAAAACATTCAAAGATAAAAAATACAAGTATACTCTTTGAATTATTAACAAGACAAATTACTGCTGACGTTTTAGCAGGCAAAAGTACAAAATCAGTTAAAATTGTAAAAAAATATTTTAATGAAAATACAGAATTAGGTAAAGAACTTCAATTATATAAGTTATTATCTGAAAAACATTACGAATCTGAGAGTAGAGCTCACGATTTATTGTCAATTGTATTAAAATCAAGACACAAGTTAAGTAATTCAAAATTACGTAATGAAAAATACAATTTAATTAAAGAAATTAAAGAGAATTACAATTCTGATGATTTTTTTAATGGTCGTATTTCTAATTATAAACTTCTTGCTTCTATCTATAATACATTCCAAGCTGAAACTGTTGATGAAACATTTAACCCAGAACAAACTGTTAATGCAAAGTTCACAATACTTGAACATATCACAAGTAAGAAAATTACAGCAAAACAAGTTAAGGCTCACGTCTTAAAAGAATATACTAAAAAAGACAAAGATTTAAGATTACTTGCTTATCAAATACTCGTTGATAAATTCAATACAAAGTATAAAACATTAAATGAATCACAAAGAAGTTTGTTAAAAAATTACATAAATAATGTTAGTAATACCAATTCATTAAAAGAATTTGTTAAAACAGAGTCTTCAAAAGTTAAAAATCATTTGAAAAAAGAATTACCAAATATTACTGATAAAATAACAAAAATCAAACTAACAGAAGCAATAAATCAAATTGATAACTTAACTGTTGGTAAAGTAGTAAAAGAAAAACAAGTTTTAACCCTTATGAGATATTACGAATTAGCTAAGGAGATTGATAATGTCCACAAAAAAAATTAAACTTGAACTTTTAAAAAAATATATCAAAGAGTTAATCAAACAAGAATTAGAAGAAGCATCTATGACTGGTAATTTAGACGGTGGAGAAGGTCCACCAAAAACACCATATGCTTTTACAGGTAAACGTAAAAAAGATAAAAAGAAAAAAGATGATATAGTTAAAGCAGCAGGTTTTCAAAAAGTATCCGAAGCTAGATTTGCATTAGATATAAAAGATGAAGCTGGTGTTAAATTAACAGTAATAGTGGATGCAGGTTCAGAAGGTGCAGCTAAAATGAAAGTAGCTAGAAAACTCAAAGGTGGTTCAAAAAGTATATCGAATGTAAGAAGAGTACAGACTGGTAAAGCAAAACAAATTGATAAAAAACTTGAAAATGTAAATGAAGGTCGTTATCACGATTACAGAAATGATGAATCTCTAACAGCAAAACAAAAAATTGGTTATTCAATGAGAGAAGTTAGAGATAAATTAAACGAGTTAGATAAACTTGTTAAAATGAACGTGAGATTAAAAAACGAAATTGGTGTTGATTCTACATCTTATTGGAAACGTACTCACGGTGCAATGAAAAAAATTAGTGAAAGATTAGTAAAATTAGCAAATAAAGTTGGTCAACTTTACTAAATAAAAAAACGGAGTTTAATGTGAAAAACTTAATAGTAGATTATTTACCATTTGAAGTAAAACCTGAACAAATCAATGAATCCATTAAAGAAAATAATGGTAAGTTGATTGTACGTGGTGTGTTACAACGTGCAGAAGCTAAAAATCAAAATGGTAGAGTTTACCCTCGTGAGATTTTACAACGTGAAGCTAAAAAGTATACAAAAGAATTTATATCACAAAGAAGAGCTATGGGTGAATTAGACCATCCAGAATCATCAGTTGTTAATTTACAAAACGTATCTCATAACATCAAAGAGATGGATTGGGAAGGTGATAATTTGTTAGGCACTGTAGAGGTGTTAGGTACACCAAGTGGTAACATATTAAAAGAATTATTTAAAGCAGGTATCAAACTTGGTATTAGTTCACGTGGTATGGGTTCAGTAGAAACAGTTACAGAAGATACAGGTGACCAAGTTACTCAAGTACAACCTGACTTTGAACTTATAGCATTTGACTTTGTTTCTAATCCATCTACACACGGAGCATTTATGTATCCAATGAATGAATCGATTGATAAAGATTTACCAGCAGGTAGAACTTGTGGTGAATATTGTAAAGTTGAATCTATCATTAATGATATAATGAGAGGCTAGGATGAGTTACTTAAATAAATGGAAAGACTGGAGACTCTCAGAAGATAAAATCAATATGGGTTCAGGTGGATATAAAGGTGATTTTGATAGTTTAGAAGACGCTATGAATAGAGTTGATAGATTAATGAAGAGCTTGACTAAAGAGTTAGCTAAAGATAAAGATGCTAATTATAAACAACAAGTCTTAGAATTACAACGTTTATATAAAAGAAACTTTATTGAGTTAAAAGTAAAGTTAAACGAGTTTAAAAGGAAAAACACGTGATTAAGTTAAAACAAATACTTAGTGAAAGTGCATGGGACAGAAAGTTTGGTGAACCATTACCAACACTTACAGATGTAATGAATGAAAAAAATTGTGACTGTGGTGGTGATTGCTGTGGTATTACAGAAGGTCCAGATGAACAGAGACCAGCAGACCAAGAGGTACAACGCATTGTAAAGGCAGAAGCAAAATTACGAGAAAGAATGTTGAAATTAGAACAAATTTTTCTTAGAGATGCAAGACCAGAAAACGTGAAGATAGCCAAAGAAATTAAAAAAGTTTATAAGGGTACAGTAACTAAGTTTATGAGAGAGATGATTAGACTTAGAAAGAAAATGAAATAATGCCTTCAGTTAGTAAAGCACAACAAAGATTTATGGGATTAGTTCACGCTTATAAAAAAGGTGAAATTCCAGCAAGTAAAGTGAGTAAAGCCGTAAAGGACGCAGCTAAATCAATGAAGAAAAAATCAACTAAAGATTTTGCATCTACGAAACACGATGACTTACCAAATAAGGTAAGAGAGTATTTGATGAGTGAAAATCCAGCAGCTAGTGCAGCCGCTGCTATGGTGATGATGAAACTTCAAAACCCATCAACTGGTAAAAAGATAAGTGCTGTTACACCACTTCGTGATAAAGACCATCCGTTACATAAGAAGTCTAAGAGTATATTTCAAAGATTAAAGAATAAGTTTATGAAGAAAAATGAATCAGTAAATGAAGACGGACATACAGATGTAGCTTCAATAGAAAGAAAATTAAAACTTATTGTACAAGACGCAAACGATGTGATTAACGCATTAAAATCAAAATCTAACGAAGATTCATTACCAAGTTGGTGGACTGATAAGATTACACTAGCTAAAGATTATGTTGGTAAGTCTCGTGATTACATTATGAATCCTGCTGAATCCGTAAATGAAGCCTCATCTTTAGGAGCTGATATGCTTTTAGGTGGTATAGCAACTGTAATTAAAAAAGCAGGTATGAGACCTAAGACAGCTAAAATGATGGGTGGTGGATTTAAAGTCAGTAAGAGAGATAAGGTTGGATTTAAAATTGAAGTTGAGATTCGTGGTATGGATAAAAAGAAAACATTCCCACTTCAGTTTGAAACTGAAAGAGGTATGTTATACGTAGTGATTAAAAACAAACCATTTAAATTAGGTAAATACACTATGGTTAATCAAGCAGCTCAAAACTTAAAAAAGGTGGGAGCGGCTTTGATTGGTGATAAAGACGTTAAAAGGATAGCATAATGATTAAGTTAAAAAATATACTAAAAGAATCAAAAGTTTCATATCTTGTAACAGAAGCTTTCAAAAGTAGTATTTTAAGAAAGATGACAAATAACTTTACAGGATTAGATAAAGACTTTTTTAGTTTCACTGCTAAATACGGTGTTGAGTGGAATAAAATAACAGATAGTCAATTAACAATGAATAGAACACCAAAGAAAAAAGGTATTGAATTTGCAATCACAACTAAAAAAGTATCATTAGAACCAGGTGGTAGATACAGTAGATGGAATAGTGATATAGAGGTTGATAAAAATACAGCAGTTCTTACATTGAAAGATGGTAAACCTCTTTGGTTTACAAAAAGTTGGAGAAATGCTCCTAAAAAAAGACAGAAGGCAGTAGGTTCAGCTATGAGTGTAAGTGGTGGTAAAAAAACAGACCTCTATGGTGATAACAAAGAAACATTCGGATTAAATCAATTAGGTTATCAAAGTTTAAGAGCTGTACGTAAAATACCTGGTATTGTGTTTTATCAAGTTACACTTGAAGACGATATGCCATATATGGGTGGTAAAGAAAAAAGAGAATTAAGACAAGCAGCTGGAGAAGGTTCTTGGAAATTTAAAGATGATAGTGACTTTAGATACGAAAACGAAAGAAGATATAAAAATTTACTTTCTCAAACGTACAAAGATTCAGCAAAAGTAAATGCTAAGGTAAAAGCAGCTAAAGATTTTACAAATGGTTTAATTGCAACAGCTATTGGTGGTAAACAAGATGCCAAGTTTAAAAAATTATTAAATAAATATAATAGTTGGAAGATGAATGACGAGGCTAAAGTATATGATTTCTTGACTGCTATTGCTCGTGAGATGCAAGATTTATATTCTTCACTTGAAAGATATATTGAATCATCACGATATGATGAAGAAAGAGAAAAAGAAGCTAAAGCAAAAGGTGAAAAGGTATCTTACTATCGAGCACCTGATGATGGTAGAGCAGTTGCTCAAAAAGCTAGTCGTATTTTAAAAGGTAGATTTTAGTGAGTAAAAAATCAATATATAAAAAACTTATAAATGAAAGTTCTTTCACTAAAGCACCTAGAAGTTCAATAGAGGTTATATCAAATAATTCAGACGCATATGATTTTTTCACTTCAAGAAAAGTTTTTGGTGAAGCACCATTGACTTCACCCTCACAATTACCATACAGTTCACGAGAAGCTCAACAATTAGTAGAAAAAGACATACAGAAAATGGGAAAGATTTTAGGTAAAGCATCTGCACAAACTATAAAAATGATGATGGATGGTGTAAAAAGTAAAAAGTATGATGCTATGGATATACAAAGAGCAATAATGACAGGTCCAGTACGAGACACTGGAACAGGTCAAAGAACACTTATGAGAGCCTTATGGAATAGAGTACGAGATGGCTTCAGAAGATATTCAAAACGAGGAAAACTAAGATAACTTATATTTATTATTATAAATAATTAAACTGGAAAAAATTAGGTATTTTATTATGAGCAAAAAAATAAAGTTAAAACAATTATTAGATGAAAACTTTTCACTTGTAGGTGGATTAGTTACAACACCAGTTATCAATAAAGATAGTACTTCATTATCTGCAATCGTTAAAGAAAAGTATGGTGAAGTAGAAGAAGAAAGTATAGACGTTAAAGGTCTAACTAATGAAATTTCAAGCTATAATAAATTAGGTGAATCAATATTTGGTGAATCTAATATAACAAAGATAGCAGAAAAACTAAGTTGGATTGCTAATCAAGCTAAATCTCACACATTAAGTGAAACAGAAGATTGGTTTGACAAGATTACCGTTAATCGTAATATGAAAGAATTAACTGGTTTATCTAAACAATTTACTAAAATATCTAATGAAGCAAAAACTTTACAAGAAAGAATGGGTGCTCTTTATGAAGATATGGGTAACATTCTTGGTAGATATTATTCAATTGGTGAAACTAAAGAGAAATCAATTAAAGAAGGTGAATATGAAGCTTTCTTTCAATCAGCAATGAAGAAGTTTGGTATCAGTTCACCTGATGAATTAGATGACGATAAGAAAAAAGAATTTTTTAATTATGTAGATAAAAACTACAAGGCGGAAAAAGAAACAGATTAGGAGGCCATTTGCTTTACGTAAAGGTACGAAATAATAATGTAGAGAAAGCTCTTAGTATTCTTAAAAAGAAAGTAAAAGAATCTAAGTTAATGTTAGAGTTAAGAGAACGAGAGTACTACACAAAACCATCAGTTATAAAAAAAGAAAAAAAAGCTAAGGCAAGATTAAGAAATAAAAAATTGTCAAATAGTTGATAACTTTTCAAACTTTTATATATTTATATATATAAAAATACACTATGACCCTTTTCGGTCCTCATATAGTGTAATCGATAATTAATCAAATTATAGTTCCCAATAGCTATATTAAATCCAAACTAATGATTATTAATTTAATCATAGGAGAAAACGTAATGGATGATTTATTAAAAGAAGCCATTGCTGATGCAAAAGCAGTTCGTGAAACAGCTCTTGAGAATGCTAAAATAGCATTAGAAGAAGCTTTTACTCCACGTCTACAGTCAATGCTTTCTAAGAAAATCCAATCAGAAATGGATGTCGAAGAAGGTGAACACGAAGATGATGAAGAAAAAGAAGAAGCCATGCATGATGAAGATGATGAAATGGAAGAGAGAGGTGCTGAAGAGAGAATGCACGCAGACGAAGATGAAGATGACGTAGAAGAAAGAGCTACAGATGAAGATGAAGATGAAGTAGAAGAAGGTGAACACGAAGAAGATGATGACGTGGACGAAAACGTAATCGAAATCGATGGTGTAAAATATGCACCAGTCGTCGCTGAAGAAGAAGATGAAGATGATGATGTAGAAGAGAGAATGGACAAAGACGAAGATGAAGATATGGATGAAGACCTCGACCTAGAAGCTGTTCTACGTGAACTTGAAGAAGAAGGTGATGATGAAGATGATGAACCTAAAGAATCTGTTGAAGAAGAAAAAGATGATGAAGATAAAGAAGACGTTGACGAAGAAGTTGACGCTACAACTGGAATCGGTTCTTCTGATAACAAAACAGGTACAGCAGATAAATCTTCTGGTATCGGAACTAAAGATAAAGCAAAACATAATGAATCAGTAGAAATTACTGAAGAAGATGAAGATGATAAAGAAGATGTCGAAGAAGAAATCGACCTTGAAGAAGTCATCGCAGCTCTTTCTGAAGAAGAAGATGAAGAAGAAACAACTGCAGAAGTCACTAAACTTCAATCTGAACTTGACGAGCATCGCAATGTCGTTAAATACTTACGTTCTAAATTAAATGAAGTTAATTTGCTTAATGCAAAGTTACTATTCACAAACAAACTTTTCCGTTCATTTGGTTTAACAAATGACCAGAAAATGAAAGTTGTGGAAAACTTTGATAGAGCACATAACTTACGTGAAGTTAAATTGGTTTATTCCACTTTAGCTGAATCGTTTGGAACGAAAACAACTAAAACCGAAATCAAAGAATCAAAAGGTTCAGCATCTAAAGCTGTCGCCTCAACTAAATCTGAAAAGCAAGAAACAGAAGTAATTGCAGAAGGTTCAGAAATGAGAGACCGTTTCAAGAAGCTAGCCGGTATTCTTTAATTTCATAACATATATTTGGAGAAAATATAATGTCTAAAAATCTTGGAACAATTGAAAAGTTGATGGGTGGATTTAATCCTTACCGTCAACGCATGGAAGAAACCCGTGGATTGGTCAAGAAATGGGAACCAACAGGTTTACTTGAAGGCATGGAAGATGAACAAAAAACAAACGGAATGGCAGTTCTACTTGAGAACCAAGCTCGTCAATTAATTGATGAGTCAAGTTCTACAGGTACATCAGCTAACTCAGAAGAGTGGAGCGGTGTTGCACTTCCTTTAGTTCGTAAAATCTTTGGTGAATTAGCAGCTCAGGAATTCGTTTCTGTTCAGCCAATGAACCTACCTTCAGGTCTGATTTTCTATCTTGACTTTAAATACGGTACAGCCCAAGCCGGTTTCGGTGCAGGCGAACAGGTATTCGGTGTAACATCTGGTTCTGATAGTGACCCAACAGCGGGTCTCTACGGAGCAGGTGCATTCGGATACTCAATTAATGACCAACAAACAACATCACAGCCGACTACAGCTCTAACAGCATCAGCTACTTGGGCAAATGTTGATTTTGAACCTTCATTATCATCATCTGTAGCAGCAGGTACAGTTAAAGCAATTGATATACCATTATCTGCAATGACTAACCCTGATAAAGAAGGCGTAAGAGCTTTTGAAATCACTGGCTCAAATGCTTTTTCAGCTTACTACCCAGCATACACTAAAGTATTAGATGGTGTAGCTGGTAATGAAGTTGCACCTAGTGATGCAGCAGCATCTCACGTACGTTTCATCATAAAAGAAACTACAATTGGTAACGCAGTTTCTGCATCTGTCAGATATCACAAGCAACCAACAGACACTACACGTGGTGACTTTGAAGCAGCAGCTGGTTCAGGACCACCTGAAACAGACGCAGGAATACCAGAGATTGACATTCAAATGCGCTCTATTCCTATAGTTGCAAAAACACGTAAATTGAAAGCTGTTTGGACTCCTGAGTTAGCTCAAGACTTAAACGCTTATCATAGTGTTGACGCTGAAGCAGAACTTACTTCACTATTGAGTGAGTACGTTTCAATGGAAATCGACTTAGAAATCCTTGACATGCTTCGTCTAAACGCAGCAGCTAAGACTGAACGTTGGTCAGCTAGAGTTGGTTTTGAGTATGATTCTACAACTACATTGTTTGCAGAATCCTCAGGTAACTCTAATGCTTACACAAAAGGTGATTGGTTCCAGACACTTGGTAACAAGATACAGTCTGTTTCCAACGCTATTCATCAGAAAACACTTAGAGGTGGAGCTAACTTCGTTGTAGTTTCTCCTGAAGTTGCTACAATCCTTGAATCTATTCCTGGATACGCAACAAGTGCTGATGGTGATTCAACAAATAAATCCTACGCAATGGGTGTACAAAAAGCTGGTTTATTAAATAACCGCTATACAGTATATAAGAACCCATACCAGTTTGAGAATGTAATTCTCGTTGGTTTCCGTGGAAGTAACTTCCTAGAAACTGGTGCTGTGTATGCTCCTTATGTACCGTTGATAATGACACCTCTTGTATATGACCCAACTAACTTTACTCCAAGAAAAGGTGTAATGACAAGATACGCTAAGAAGATTGTCAGACCTGAATTCTATGGTAAAGTTATTGTTGCTGATGTTGATAAAGTCTAACATTCAGTAATAAACTGAGTCGTACTAAGGTACAAAAGTGAAAAAAGGGAGATTTCGGTCTCCCTTTTTTTGTTTCTTCAAGTTCTTTATATTTATTAGTGAGTAAAAGTTCGTAATTTAGGAGAAAAAAATGGCTCAAGAAGCAATATGGCCAGGTAGTGGTTCAGCAGCAAGTGGTAGTACACCATTTGGTTTTTATGATGAAGACTCTGAATTTCAGACTCAAGCACCACAGTTTGCTACGTGGTGTGCAAGAAGACTAGGTTATCCGATAATGTCAGTTGAACTACAAGATATTCAATTTTACGCTTGTTTTGAAGAAAGTATTTCTGAATATTCTGCACAAGTAAATCAATTCAATATAAAAGATAATTTATTACATTTAACTGGACAAGCAACTGGTTCAAATGTTACACATAAAAAAGTTACACCTACATTAGGTAGAACAGTAACTTTAGCTAAACAATATGGTACAGAGGCTGGTGTAGGTGGTGATGTTGATATCAAAAAAGGTTCAATTTCTGTAACAAGTGGTTCACAGGAATATGATTTAAATGATATATTTGTTGATGGTAGTACAAGTGGTTCAATAGAAGTAAAAAGAGTATACTATGAAGGTACACCAGCAATGCAACGTTTCTTTGACCCATACGCTACCACAGGTTATGGTACTATAAATATGATAGAAGGTTTTGGATTTGGTAAAATGTCACCGGCAGTATCATTTACAATGATGCCAATATTTGAAGATTTACTAAGAGTTCAAGCTATAGAAATGAATGATTCCATTAGAAAATCAGCCTATAGTTTTACACTTGTGAATAATAAGTTGAGAATATTCCCAGACCCTGATTCAGACAAAACAATATACTTTGATTACGTAAATACTTCAGATAGAGATAACGCATTAATTACTGAGTATAGTGGTAGTGCAAATGTTATATCAGATTTTTCAAATGTTCCATATGATAATATGCAATATCAATTTATTAATGATGTTGGTAAACAATGGATAAGAAAATATGGTCTTGCTTTATCAAAAGAATTATTAGGTATCGTTCGTAGTAAATACGGTACTATTCCAATTCCAAACTCTGATACAACTCTTGATGGTGATACATTACGTTCAGAAGCAGCTGCTGAGAAAGAAACTTTAATAACTCAATTAAGAGAAATGTTAGAACAAACAAGTAGAAGAGCAATGTTAGAAGCAGACAAGGATGAGGCTGAGTTCTTACAAGAAAAACTAAACAAAGTACCTTACCCAATTTACATAGGATAATCAAATGGGAAGTCGTTATTACCCACAAAAAGATATAGATACTTTTGATAAATTTAATAAAGAACTTGTCGGTGATTTAAATACTAATAAAGACGGTATAATTTATCAACCTGTAATAATTTATAAAGTATCAGTATATGATACTGATGTAAATATGTATGGTGAAACAGCTGAAGGTAAAGTTTATAAAGACGGTGTACAAGTTAATGCTTTAGTAGATGCTGAAGACCAAACCACAACTACAGATGAGTTTGGACCAGATTTACAACAAAATGCTATATTTTCTTTTATACGACAATCATTAGTTGATATAAATTATGTTGTTGAGATAGGTGATGTAATCAACTGGAATAGTGGTTATTGGGAAGTATCTTCAATAAATGAAAATCAATTAGTAGGTGGTCAAACAGATTATAATCATTCAGTTGTGTGTAATACATTCTTAAATAGAATATCTCATTTAAATATTGAAAGAATACGGAGTATTTAATGGCAATAAGTATTAAACAAGACAATGGTAATAAACCCTTACCAAGAAAACAACGAGTCATTAATAGAGGTACTTTATTAGCTAGAACGAAAGACGATGTAAAAAACCCTTCAGTAACTTTGATGGATATGGATGGTGCAATATTACACTATTTTGATAAAGTGATTCAACCATCAGTAGAGGATAACGGTGAAAATGTCAAAGTACCAGTGATGTATGCTTCACCAGAACGTTGGAAAGCTATTCAACGTGATGGTTTTATGAAAGACAAAAAAAGACAAACTATTACACCAGTTATAGCGTATCGTAGAACATCAATCGAAAAAGACGAAGCTCTACCAATTGATAAGTTAGATGCTAATAACCCACATCAATTTTATACATTTGAAAAAAAGTTTTCAGACGTAAACAGATATGATAATTTTAGTACACAAATAGGTCTGTTACCTCAACGAGAATACTATAACGTTACAATGCCAGATTATGTAACGATAACATACGATTTCATTATATGGACTTCATATATAGAACAAATGAATAAAATTGTTGAACGAGTGGTGTATTCAGATGGTGCCTATTGGGGTGACCCTGATAAGATGAAATTTAGAACTTCTGTTGATACCTTTACTGATGCCACAGAAGTTTCTGATGTAGAACGATTAGTAAGAACAAATTTTACAGTTACTATGCGAGGATATTTATTACCACAAGGTAATTTTGACCATCGCTCAACAACACAAAAATATTTGACACCAAAAAAAGTAATCTTTGGTACTGAAGTTGATACTAAAGTTAGTAATACAACAGGTAAAACAGGTCAATTTATAAGTGAAATACAAAATAGTTCTGAAAAAATTGGAGCAGGTTCACCAACTGATACATTGGGTACAACTTTAACATTTCCATTAGTCCTTAATGCAGGTACAGGTGTAACATTATCACGAGATGGTATTGAGTTTAATGGTGCATCTCGTTTAGAACAAACAATTTCAATTGGCCAAGACGTATCTACTACGGCCAATGTAACGTTTAACCAAGTTTCCGCGAGTTCACTCATATTAGACAGTACTACGTATGATGGTGGGAATGTTACTGGTGATATGAATTTTACAGGTTCACTTACCACTACTGGTAATATGACAGTAAATGGTAATGCAACTGTTGCAGGTATCGTTACAGCACAAGAATTTCATACTGAATTTATAAGTGGTTCAATAATATATGCAAGTGGTTCTACACAATTTGGAGATACACTTGATGATACTCATATATTCACTGGTAGTTTACAAATCACGGGTTCAGTATCATTGAACAACTACACAATAGATGAGATTTCAAATGATACAGCTTTGACTGATGGTAGTGAAACAGCATTAATAACTGAACACGCAGTTAAAAATTACACCACAACGACAGTTGATGCAGAACAAGAATATTTGAGAAAAAACTTTGTAAAAACAACAACTTCTATAAGTGCCCCATCATCAGCTAGTTTTACAGCAGTTACAGCATCAGCACCAGCTTCACTTACATCAACAACTGAAAATGATTTTATCTTCTTTATCAATGGTCAGTATATGGAACACGATGCATTAGAAATTCAACAAGTAGGTTCTGTCTTTGTATTGAAAGTTAATAATGATAGTATAGGGTATAATTTAGAAAGTGATGATGAAATATTAGCTATAGGTAAGTTTAATTCATAGGAGTTCGTAAGTGCCAAATTTTATATTAAACCAACCCATTACATTCAAAGAAGGTACAGGTTTAACAATTGACCAAAACGGGATAGAGTTATACGTAAGAGACCATACTGGTGTAATTTTTTCAATAGGTCAAGCAGTTGGTTCAGGTTCAAATGTACAATTCAATGAGGTTACTTCGAGTAAAATCATTATAGATAATGAGTCATTAATATTATCAGGTAACACAATAACAGGTTCAATTACACAAACTGGTGATATGTCGGTTTCAAAAAATTTAATCATTACTGAAGATTTAACAATTGATGGTATTTTAACTGCTGAAAAAATAGAAACTGAATTATCACAATCAGCAACATTATTTGAAAGTGGTAGTACACTTTTTGGTGATGATATTGATGATGAACAATATATGACTGGTAGTATGTCGTTGACTGGTTCTTTCAATATAAATAATTATCAACTTACAGAAATCAGTAACGATTCAACTTTAGCTGGTGATAGTACAACTGCAATCCTGACAGAAAATGCAGTAAAAGAATTTTATGCTCCGCTTTTTGTAAAATCAGCTTATTTAAGAAAAAGTTTTGCTCATACCGGTAGTTTTGTAAGTGTAAGTACAGCAAGCTTTACAGCTGTAACAGCATCAGCTCCGAGTGAACTTACAAGTACTTCTAAAGAAGATTTTATGTTTTTTCTAAATGGAACGATGATGGAAAATGATTCATTAACAATACAACAAGATGATACATCATTATTGTTAAAAGTAGATAGCACTTCAATAGGATATAATTTAGAAAATACAGATGAAATTGTCGCTTTTGGTAAATTTAATTCGTAGGTCAACTTTTCTTTTACCATTCTTTGATATTTATTATTATGAGAAAACGACATTGGAAAAATAGGAAAAATAGAAAGTGTCCTGATTGTAGTAAAATGATAACATATACAAGAAAAGACACGTTTGACCGTGCAGTAGGAAACAATACTGTATGTAAATCTTGTGCACAAATGGATAGAAAACTTACATTACAAACTATTGAAAAGATGAAACAACCAAAAACAATACAGCACAAGAAAAATATTTCCAAATCCATCACAAATTGGTGGGAAAACAGAAAACAAGAAGAGATAAAGTATGGCTTTAATCGACAGCAAACAACTAAGTAAAAATTTATCAGGCTCATTCGCAGTAAACACAGGTTCATTCTTTGTGAGTGGTAGTGATGACCCTACACAAGGTTCATATGTACTAAGTACAAGTGGTAGTATCAATACTACTGGTACAGGTAGAGTCTTTGAAGGTGGTACGAGTGTTGTAGATACAGCAACCGCTTTAGCTATAGTCTTTGGAGGATAATAATGGCTCAAACTTTTACAAGTGCAGCAACAGGTTCAAATACAGCAATTACACCATTATATACATGCCCAACTAATACAACAGGTGTAGTTCATGCAATCTACATTAGTAATGTTGATGGTACAAATGATGCAACAATCGATATTTCTATTAGCGGAAGTGCAAATTTTAATACAAGAAGATATCTTATGAAAACAGTAGATGTGCCTGCAGATTCATCAGTAATTTTAGAAAAACCAATTAATTTAGGAGCTGGTGATAAGTTAGAAACTAAAGCATCTGCTGCTAATGATATTGATGTATTTGCAAGTATTTTAGAAATAACATAATATGTCAAACTTTAATTACAAAGGTAAAGAAATTCGTAAGAGTTCATTAGTGATAACGGGCTCAAGTAGTACAACTTTTTTAAAAGTCGAACAAGCTGATAGTGGTTCTACTGCTATTCTTACGAATAATATTACCAATGGTTATCCAACTTCTAATCCTTGGGGTCAAAACTTAGAAGGTAGTTATTTCAATAACTTTGATAATACGACTAATACAAGTGAAATTTTAAGATTTATGTCAGGTGTGTTAAGTCACTCATTAGATGTTGCAGATGCATCACCAAATACTAAAACTTTTGGTAGTGTTGATACAACTGAAAACAATTTAGGTAGTACTGATAGTGTTGATGGTCGTCTACCTCAAAGTTATGATGATTCAATTACTACTCTAAAATATTTAGTAACAAAACAATGGGTATCAGAAGGTGAAACAGTCTTCTCTGGTATATCTGTATATCACGATAACGGTAGTACTTATAAAATTGATTTTGATTCAAACTCAACAGGTACTGGTACAGTTAGTTCATCTGCAGATTCAGAGTTATTTGGTCTTGGTGGATTAACAAGTGGTGCTGAAACTAAATTTGAAGTACAAGTTATAGCATCACAATCATTTAGTGATACAGGTAGTGTAACTGCTCCAACAGCAGCATCAAATACATTTACAACTGCTTCAAATCTAACTTTATCAAATGAAACATTTGGTACATCTGACGGTTTAACATTAGCAAAAATTAATACTTCACAACCAGCAGTAATACCAGCAGCCTTTCAAGATGGTAAGTTTGCTAATGTAGGTGGTACTTCTATGTCAGGTACACTTACTCGTAAATATCACTCATCTGAAACAAGTTTTACAAGTGTATCTTCAAGTGGTTACTATAGATTTCACGATTTAAAAGTTGGTATTGCAACAGGTTCAGGTAATTTCACATTCGTAAATGGTACAAACACAACAAGATTTTATGCTCCAGTAGACCAAATTGAAACTGACATCGGTACAAATAGTCTTGGTATAACAGCAGTAACACAAAGTTATCTAACAGCAACAAGTAGAAGTTTAAGTGGTGTACCGTATTTAGTAAGTGCGACTTATCATTTAAGTGCATCAGTCCATGGTTTATTTGACCCAATGTATGCAGCGTCAAGTACATTAGTAGATGATAATATTAGTTCAGTAGGTGTTGGTTCAGTATCTGCAACATCTGGTGTTGATGATATGAGCACAAGTGGTGGTACAATACAAACAGCAAACGCAGTGTTTGCCGGGTCAGGTTCATCGGCAGCCGTAAGAAGTACTAGTGTTGTACCAACAAGAACAGATGTATATAGACATAATGCAATCTATACATTAAGTGGTACTGGTGATAACGTAAATCAAACTGGTGTTAGTGATTCATCATTCACAATTGGAATAAGAGGTAGAAACAGAGCATCATCACGTTCAACATTAGATACATATACATATTTTTATCACACTGCAAGTTCATTTGGTCAACCACAAACCAGTGGGTCATTAGCAGTATATCAAAGAGCAGACGGTTACGATGGTGGTAGTCTAACAGGTACAAGTGAAACATTTACTGGTGAGTCTTTTAGAATACAATTAAATAATAATGTTGTTGGTTTTAACGGTGATGCATTTGATAGTGGTTCAAAATTAAGTGAACAAGAACTACAAGTTAAACCGGGATTCTTAGTTGAACCAGGTGAGTCTCACGGTTATTATTACCCATCAAATTATGGTAGTAGTTCATTCAAATATTATATAAGAAGATTTCAAACAAGTGGTACAAAAACAAGTATGACTGTTAATTTAAATAACACAACACTAGTGAATTGGAAAGCAACTACAGATGACTCGATAGCAGCAGCTTTATTATTTAAAAGTTCTGCAAGTGGAAGTGGGACAAATAATGAATTAACAAGAGCAAGAATTTATGACCCATCAGAAACAACTTCAAATTTAATTTCAAGTAGTGTAGCACATCAAACAGATTTTCACTTAAATCCATTCAATGACGCTTTAGATTTATACGGTAATACGGGTGGTAGTTTGAGTAGTGGTACATATACAGTTCCAATGAGAAATGCTGATGGTATGTATTTAGATAATAGTGATAACGAATTATATGTAATAGTCAGATATGCAGGTAACCCAACACCAATTGATGACATCACATTAACTTTTAGTTAGGGATAATAATGGGATTAATTGACTCAGGTTCAAAATCAAGTAGACTCTTAGCGTCAAGACGATATACGCACAATACTCTTACAAGTGCACAAGAGGCCTTTACTAATGTGCTTGATTTAAGAAGTGAAGAGATATACACAAGAGCAAACTTAATACCAAGTTCAAGTTTACCTTTTAGCGGTAGTTCACAAAATGGTTTGACATTTTCTAAAAACGGAAAAGAAGTCGTAAAATACTATTATCGACACGAGTTAACAAAATCAAATATTAATAATGAAGTATATTTCTTTTTAAATCCAACGGGTTCTGTTGATGGTATTGGAGCTCAGTTAATTGATGGTAATCAACAAACAAACTTTATTTCACCAAAGTATTCAATATCTTCATTAGCAAACTCAACAACTGAAGATTCAACACCTGGTTATCTAGCTGTTCTTTATAAATCATCTACAATTAATTCACACGCTGAAACAGGTTCTCTCGGTTCAGGTGATATTATATCTACAAATGATTATCAATTTGATTACAAAACTGGTGTTGTACAATTTTTAAATTCTGATAAAGACCCAGTTGATGATGATTCAGTTTTTATAACTGTATATCAATATGTCGGTGATACACTAAATTCAGGTCTTGAAGTAGATGGAGAAGTTACAGCATCAAATTTATTAGTTACAGGTACTTTAAAAACAACAAATATTGAATCTACTGAAATGACACTAGCTACTGCAAGTATTGCAGCAATAACATCTAGTATTAGTCGATTAGATACTGAAAGTTCATTGGCAACTGCTAGTATTGCAGCAATCACATCAAGTGTTAGTAGAATAAATGATGATATTACTTTAGCAACTGCTAGTATAGCAGCAATCACTTCAAGTCTTAGTACATTATCTGGTACTGGTGAATTACAAGGTTTAGGAACAACAAGTTCACCAGTATTTAATTCAGTAACAGCAAGTGCAGATGTAAGTGCAAGTGGTAATATATTTGCTACTGGTAATTTAGATATTGACGGGACAAGTAATTTTGCAAGTGATGTTACAATAGATAGTGATTTAGATGTTACAGGAACAATAACTGCAACTGAAATTCACACAACTTTTATTTCATCTTCAATTTCAGTAGCGACTGGTTCAAATAATTTTGGTGACACTACAGATGACCATCATTCATTCACTGGTTCAGTATCAGTAAGTAGTAGTTTATCAATAACTGGTTCAGCGACAGTTGATGGTACATTAACAGCTGATGAAATCGGAGCATTCACTGCGGCTGGTGCTATTGATTTTAATGACCAAAATATGACTAATGTTGATATTGATAGTGGTGATATTACAGGTGTAACGTTTGGTACCGCAACAAGTACAATAATTACTGGTTCAACAACAGCTCTATCAAGTTCAATAGCTACGAGATTTGATTCACGTGAAACAGATATGACACTAGCTACTGCTAGTATTGCATCTAATGAAACAAATATGACATTAGCTACGGCTAGTATCGCTGCAATCACTGCAAGTGTAAGTACAATTAACGATAATATGACATTAGCAACAGCTAGTATTGCTGCAATCACATCTAGTGTCAGTCGAATAGATTCTGAAATTGATACTAACGCTGCTAATATCACACTCGCGACTGCAAGTATAGCTGCACTAACCGCTAGTATTAGTCGATTAAATGATGAGATAAGTACAGACGATACAGATATGAATTTAGCTACTGCAAGTATTGCTGCAATCACTGCTAGTATATCTGAGTTAAGAACACACGAAACTTTATCAACTGCAAGTATTGAGGCTATAACTTCAAGTATAGCAGAGATGAAAGAATTTACAAAAGCTGACACAATTAGTGGTTCCTTTACATCAGTTTCAAGTTCTATTGCTACACGATTTGATTCACGTGAAGTTGATATAACATTAGCTACAGCATCTATAGCAGCTATCACAGCTAGTGTTAGTAGAATAGATTCTGAAATCGATACAAATGTAACTAACATTACTTTAGCTACTGCAAGTATAGCAGCAATAACAGCTAGTGTTGCTGAAATGAAAGAATTTACAAAAGCAACTACTATTAGTGGTTCGTTTACTGCTGTTTCAAGTTCTATCGCCACAAGATTTGATTCTCGTGAAACAGATATGACGTTAGCAACTGCTAGTATTGCATTAAACGAATCAAATATGACATTAGCTACTGCAAGTATTGCAGCACTAACAGCAAGTATTAGTCGTTTAAATGATGAGATAAGTACTGATGATACTGATATGAATCTTGCAACAGCAAGTATAGCTGCAATCACTGCTAGTATCAGTCGAATTGATTCTGAAATTGATACAAATTCAGCTAATATGACTATTGCAACAGCTAGTATTGCGGCAATCACTGCAAGTGTAGCAGAAATGAAAGAATTTACGAATGCAGACACAATTAGTGGTTCATTCACTTCTGTTTCAAGTTCTATAGCTACACGATTTGATTCACGTGAAACTGATATGACTCTCGCAACAGCTAGTATAGCTGCTATTACAGCTAGTGTTGCTGAAATGAAAGAATTTACAAAAGCTGATACAATTAGTGGTTCGTTTACCGCTGTTTCAAGTTCTATAGCTACAAGATTTGATTCAAATGAAAGTGATATGACATTAGCTACTGCTAGTATTGCAGCAATTACAGCTAGCATCAGTAGATTGAACGATGAAATCAGTACAGATGATACTGATATGAATTTAGCCACTGCAAGTATAGCTGCAATAACTGCAAGTATAAGCAGAATTGATTCAGAAATCGATACAAATGTTACAAATATTACATTAGCTACTTCAAGTATCGCAGCCATAACAGCAAGTATTAGTAGAATAGATTCTGAAATCGATACAAATGTTACAAATATTACACTAGCAACAGCTAGTATTGCTGCAATTACTGCTAGTATTGCAGAGATGAAACCATTTACGAACGCTGATACAATTAGTGGTTCATTTACATCACTTTCAGGTTCAATTGCAACAAGATTTGACTCAAGAGAAACAGATATGACTCTTGCTACAGCATCAATAGCTGCAATCACGGCTAGTGTTGCTGAGATGAAAGAATTTACTAACGCTGATACAATTAGTGGTTCATTCACTTCTGTTTCAAGTTCTATAGCAACTAGGTTTGATGCTCGTGAAACTGATATGAATCTTGCTACTGCTAGTATTGCAGCTATTACAGCAAGTATTAGTAGGTTAAATGATGAAATCAGTACAGACGATACAGATATGAATCTAGCAACTGCAAGTATAGCTGCAATAACAGCTAGTATTGCTAGACTCGATACTGAGACTGAAACAAATGCAGCAAACATTACTTTAGCAACTGCCAGTATAGCAGCCATCACTGCAAGTTTAGGACAGCCAGTCAATACTGATTCAGACGTTACTTTTGGTAATATTACGTCAACTGGTACAATTACAGCTGTTGAAGTTCATACAACATTTGTATCATCATCTATAACAGTTACGTCAGGTTCAAACAACTTTGGTGATGCAACTGACGACCACCACTCGTTTACAGGTTCTGTATCAGTAAGTAGTAGTTTATCAATCACGGGTTCAGCAACAGTTGATGGTACATTAACAGCTGATGAGATTGGAGCATTCACAGCTGGAGGTGCTATTGACTTTAATGACCAGAATATGACCAACGTTGATATTGATAGTGGTGATATTACAGGTGTTACATTTGGAACAGCAACAAGTACTATAATTAGTGGTTCATTCACTTCTGTTTCAAGTTCAATAGCTACAAGATTTGATTCAAATGAAAGTGATATGACTCTTGCTACAGCATCAATAGCTGCAATCACGGCTAGTGTTGCTGAGATGAAAGAATTTACAAATGCCGACACAATTAGTGGTTCGTTTACAGCTGTTTCAAGTTCTATAGCTACAAGATTTGATTCAAATGAAAGCGATATGACATTGGCAACAGCTAGTATTGCTGCTATCACAGCTAGTGTTGCAGAGATGAAAGAATTTACTAATGCTGATACTATAAGTGGTTCATTCACTTCTGTTTCAAGTTCTATAGCTACACGATTTGATTCAAATGAAAGTGATATGACATTGGCAACAGCAAGTATCGCTGCAATAACAGCTAGTGTTAGTAGAATTGACTCAGAAATTGATACAAACACAACTAACATCACTCTTGCAACTGCAAGTATAGCAGCCATCACTTCAAGTATTAGTGAATTAAAAACAAGTGCAACATTATCAACTGCTAGTATCGCAGCTATCACTGCTAGTATCAGTAGAATAGATGGTGAATTAGATGACGCAGGTATATTTGAACAAACAGGTTCATTTTATAGAACTCATAATGATATACAAATCACTGGTTCATTAAGTGTTTCAGGTTTAATAACAGGGTCTTACTCGGGGTTAGAAGTAGGTCAAAAATATAAACACGTTCAAACTGCAGCATCAAGCACTTGGACTGTTTCTCACGGATTTGATTATCAATATGTTAACATTGATGTTTATAATGGTAGTGATGAACTTGTTATACCAGCTTCAGTTGTGGCAACAGATTCAAACACAATAACAATTTCATTCAATACACCATTATCAGGTGTTGCAATTGTATCTACAGGTGGACAAGCAGTTGATGAATTAGGTAAGAATGTAATATTTGAACAATCAACAGTTTCAACAAACTGGAGAGTAACACATAGTATAGGTGAACAATACCCAGCAGTTACAGTATATGATGAGAGTGATAATGTAATTATACCAGAACGTATAAGTGCCGTTGATGCATCAAAAATGGATATCATCTTTGCAGATGCTATTTCAGGTCATGCTAATATTAGTGTAGGTGGTGGTCAACTTCGTAATGCAATAACTGGTTCAGAACAATTATCATTTGATAGTTTTGGAGATATAAGTGGTTCAGTTAGTTCAACAGGTTCATTTGGTAGATTAGAAGTAGTTGGAAATGGTAACATAGATGGTAATTTAACACTTGGTGGTAACATAACAATAGGTGATGCGGATAGTGATTCAATAACAATTAATGCTGATTTAACTTCGAATTTAATACCAAATGCAGATAGTACATTTGATATTGGTAGTACATCTAAATTTTGGAGAAATGCATATATTGATTCAATCACAACTACTGGTAATGTAAGTGGTTCAATAACTTCAACAGGTTCATTCGGTAATGTAAATGTTTCTGAAATGAGTATACCTTCAGTTTCAGTAATGAGTTCTTCAGTTGCCACAAGATTTGACTCAAGAGAAACTGATATGACTTTAGCTACTGCAAGTATAGCAGCCATTACATCAAGTGTTGCAGAGATGAAAGAATTTACTAATGCTGATACTATAAGTGGTTCATTTACATCAGTTTCAAGTTCAATTGCATCAAGATTAGATAGTTTAAGTGGTGATGTGATTGCATTATCAATTGCATTAGGATAATAAAAAATTTAATATTTATAGATGATATAAAGGATATAAAAAATGGCAAACACATTTAAATCATTCACAAGTGGTAGTATCGGGACAACAACGACTAACGTTTATACGTGTCCAAGTTCAACAACTGCAATTATATTAGGAGCATCTCTTGCCAATATAGATTCAAGTGCAATAGGTGGTTCAATAAAATTAGCAAAAAATGGTAGTGGTGTAGGAGTAGATGATGTTTTTATTGTAAAAGCAGCTCCAGTTCCAGTCGGTTCAGCGGTTGAAGTTATGGCAGGTAATAAAGTGGTTTTAGAAGCCGCAGATACTTTACAATTTGAAAGTGATACAGCTAGTTCATTAGATGTAACTGTTAGTTTATTGGAGATAACATAATATGCCTTACATTGGTAAACCTCAATCAGCTGATGCTTTTAGAGTAACACCCTCAAATATAGATAGTGCTTTAAAAGGTGCTGTTAGTGGGTCAAATGACTCTGAAATGACTCTTGCAACGGCAAGTATAGCTGCCATAACTGCAAGTATAAGTAGAATTGATTCAGAAATCGATACAAACGCAGCCAACATCACGTTAGCAACAGCAAGTATAGCTGCAATAACCGCAAGTTTAGGTCAACCAGTCAATACAGACTCAAATGTTACTTTTGGAACAATAACAAGTGGAGATATAAATTCAACTGGTACAATCACTGCAACTGAAATTCACACGACATTTGTCTCATCATCTATAGCAGTTTCAAGTGGTTCGAATATTTTTGGTGATGATACAGCTGATTCACATCAATTTACAGGTTCAGTAGACGTAAGTGGTTCTTTATTCGTAAAAGATGGTTTACTAACGGTTACAGACAATGTAGATTTCAATGGAGACTTAGATGTAGATGGCACAACCAATCTTGATGTAGTGGATATAGATGGTGCTGTTGATATGGCAAGTACATTGGCTGTTGGGGATGCAGTTACAGTTACAAAAGCAATAGCAGGTTCAAGTGGTGATAACTTTTTATTAAATATAG